CATCGACGGTTTTATCTTTTCGCTACTTACTTTTGAACCGTCATTATTCACACTACCATCCACCGCTATATGGGAAAGTAATATTTGACCTGCCTCCTTTTTTGGAATCTTATTAAATTCTTCCAGCCATTTTTCTTCATTAAAGAATGGGACAGAATCAAACTTTACCCCTCCTAATGTGAAAGAATTTGCTTCTTTCAATAGATGGAAATGCGGAGCAAGTATAAAGCAATCCAAAAATGAATCATAGGAATTGTAATCCGTTTTATCGTGATTCCCAGGAATGCAATATATTTCCAACCCTGCATTCTTGTAATCAATCAAAATATTTGACAAAAAGGTCAAAACCTCTTGCCGTTGGCTTTCACGGCTATTAAATATGTCCCCCAGCCAAATAATATTAGAAACATTGCGTTCCTTTGCTAAAATGATTTCTTGCTTGAACAAGTCATACATTTCAGATAAATTACGTGGGGTAATATGTTTATCCGTTGAAAGTATAGCTATCGCCTCTTTCATATCATATAATAGTAAAAAGCCCCCTGAAAAGGGGGCTAATTAATGATTATTTACCCCCTTTCATTCTGCGAATACGTTCCAATGCAGAAAGGTGAGAACCCTCCTTTACAGGAGAAGCTACATCTGTATTCACAGGATTAGGAGCCTCTTTTTCCTGTTCAGGAGCTGCCCCTGTAGGGGCTTCTCCATTGCTCCGCGGCATTAATGGAAGTTCTCCTCCTGCCATTGCAATATCATACCATTCATGGAGTTCCTCTTGAGTATCAAATACAGGTAATTCTGCTCCTTCCCCATAAACTTCAGCATTCTCCGCAATATATTCTCTCAAGAACATTTTAATACGAGAATCCTGAGGATATTTATCCTGCTTCTTTACCTCATTCGGGGCTTGTTTAGGAGATTTTGGTGCTGCATCTGCTTTGGGCTTATCTTCCGGAACAAGTTCTGCCATAGCTTCAATTCTATCCAAGAACTCCTCATTACCGAAAATATTATACCCATGTTTTTCATCAAAACGCTTCAGGCCGTCCAAAGCCATATTGAAATCCTTTTGAGAATACGACCCTACAAAAAGGTCATTAAGATGAGGTAAATTTTCCCACGTATTCCATTGTTCGTCCGTAATAGCATACTTTTTAAAGAAATCATCCCATCCTTCACCTACTTTCAACGGACGAGTATATACTTTGTATTCCGTTTGATTTTGAGCGGAAAGACCTTTATGGATAACCAACGGGAATCCCTGCGTCGGGTGACTAAAAATATCAATAGCAATCACGTCTCCTGCTGTTTGCTGGATGGACAAATCCTGCATATCTTTCAGCCACTTATTACGTAAATTCAATCGGCCGATACCCTGCTTTCCTACTACATAGGCAACGAACTCAGAATTCGGCAAAATACCTGGAACCCATTTCGTTCCCTGTCTGTATCCACGGATAGGATTGAGGAATTTCTCCTGCTGTTTGGGATCATCAAACTGACTTTTAGCCAGTTCTTGAGCGAACTCAATGTAGGTTTCAATAGGATCTTCCTTCATCTTACCTGCGGAATGCGTGGTTGCAATAAATACTTTTCTATTGCGAACTTCCTTACCTACAATCTGTCCGTTTTCGTATTTATCTCCTTCACATTCGAGCAATGCGGTGCGGGTTGCTACATAGGCACTCTTTCCAGGCTCATGATTAGGTAAAATACGGAATTCGTTTTCGCCATCTTCTATGGTGTAATACGTTGTGTAATTGTTTGACCCGAAAAAGCGAGCGGTTTCCTTGGAACGATTTTCTTCTTCCTGTACTGCCGAAATAGGGGTCGGTTTCCATTGGCTTCTGTCAAATTTTGCCATGATAATTAAATTTTTGGTTTTTTGATAATGAATGAATTAACTCTCCCTTCAATAAGTTCTTTTACAAATTCGTTGGGTTCTAATGGTTTAACTAAATTATTGAGCTTTTTGCTCTTATCATTTACTGACCAGAACCAGCTATCTAAAATGCTGAAAACTCTTTGGGAGCTGATTATTTTTCTTTTCTTTTGCTGGTACAACGGGTCTAAAAGTATAGCTTCGTCCAAAGCCTTTTCACTTAATTTTATGGATTCCCCGTCTACCATGAATTTTCCGGATTCCCGATTGGCTTCGTTACGCCATGATTTTTTCTTGGATGCTTCATATATATCGCAATCCAATTTATCATCTGAAAGACATTTTTCTGCTTCTGCTCTCAAATTACCCACCTTATTCATCAGAGCCGAAATAGTAACCATTTCTCCAATAAGGTTCGTATAATCAATGCGGGTTAAAGCATCCACGTCAATATCAGAATTAAATGGTTCTGATAAAAGAACCACCGGATTTTCACCGAGATGCAATACTATTGCATCTTTATTTTCGCTGACTTTTTCCATTCCTGTTTCTTTTTACAAATATAGTTAGTGTACTTTTAATATACAAATTATCTATGTTAAAATTACAAATTTACTGTCAGTTCTCGTCTGCAAATACGGCTCTTTATTATAATTGTCGTAAGCCATCGAACCATTCATCAAAAGGATATTGCCTTTAACATTGGCAAAGTAACTTTCTAACTCCTCATAAAATTGAGAAAATATGGTTACTTTCAAAAATTTATAGTTCTGTTCAAGCACCAGTCTCGCAAAATTACCCCGTGCAGAATTCCTAATGGATATATCATGTACTATTCCGCCTGCCAACATCAGCGTATTTCTCCCATTGTAAAAATCAGGGCTATTGGCTTTATCAAAATCAATTATCGGATACTCTCCTGTTACTTTAGGAGCAAGGTATTTATTGATCAATTCATTATAATCGAACAACGCAAACCCTGTCAATGATTTCTGCTGTAAAAGCCACCACCAATCAAAGGCTGTTTTTGGATTGTTAACGAATAAATCTTTTTCCTCATTAACTTTTTGCCGAACCATTTCCCTATAATCGGTTATTAGCTTCATTCTCTCGTGTGGCTTCTTTATATTTTCCACCACATCAAATCCACCTGCCATAATGATATTCTCAATAACCCGCTTATTTACCTTATTTTCTTTATAGGAAAGGTTACGGTCTGCAAAATCCGCTAATGAAAAATATTCTCCATTCTCAATGCGTTCATTAAAAATTTGATCAGCTGCACGGTCTCCAACCTGTTTTATATTAAGTAACGACCAATACATTTTATTAGTCTTAACATCCGAGGAAACATACTTCTCAGACTTATTCACATCCAGCGGAACTATTTCTGTATTCCCAGAAGCATTAATTTCCTGGATATATACAGCATAGTCTTCTTCGCTTGCATACGAGAACGCAACAGTCCAATATTCCAAAGGATAATGAACTTTTAACCACTGACTAATATATCCGGTTAAGGTATAGGCGACTGCGTGGCTATTACAAGTTACAATTCCATTCTCTATCGTAAAAGAATGATAAGGGTTCTCCATTTCAACATCATAAACTTCTTCTTCCCCATTTGATTCTATAGATAATATTTTTTCAAAATGAGTAGCCAAACCTTTCTCCCCCATCTTGGTTCTTCCGATTTTATAATGAAATTTTTTATGACAAGAGGAGCAAACGGTCATTAGGTTTTCAAATTCATTATTAGCATGATCACCATCTATATGGTGAATTTCCAACCTTTGGTGTTTCTTTCCGCATTTTTCACAAAAATCTTTTTTTAATTTTTTTCTATAATAATCAAATTTAGTATAATTAGTAGAAAGACCCTTAGAAGTAAATCCCTCAATTCCTTTAGAAGAATTCAATTCATATTTTTCAACTTCTGAATTTTCTAAAAAAGGAAATACCCCTGTTTTATCTGTAAAACATCCCTTCTTTGGTTCATTAACGTAACCATCATAAACAAATAACAAATCCTTTTCCTTATCTAATTCTTTTACCTTTTTATATCCATTGTTTGTAGGAAATTTATGGTTAGAAGTCACGGATATAACTTTACCGCTTTCCAATTTTATAGAAAAGGTTTCTTTTATCCCTTGATAATAAATATCCTTAATCCTATTCTTCACTAAACGACCATCTTCTCTTAAAGACCAAGAACATCCATATCCTGACTTTCCATTATATTTATCATGAAGAGCTAAATGTCCGTGTAGCTTCGCCCAACCCCTATCATTCTTAACCTTATACATTTCAGATATGGTCGGATGCCAGCCGTCATTCGTTCTGCTATGCCTTTTTATTTTTTCTTTTCCTGATATACATTTATTAAATAGGTAGGTGGAAGCCTTATCAATTGCATCCCATACATGTTCGGCGTATTCCAAATCTACTTTGAAATTTTCAACATAATACGGAATAAATCTTTCACGGTATTTTGTCAGTTCCTCATATTTCTTCTTTACCATTGCTTTACGCACGTCATCGGCTTCTACGAGGGAAAGTCCTCCTAAATCCTGACACAAGCGCATAATTTGTTCCTGATAACAGAATATCCCCAGCGTATTTTTAAGAATAGGTTCTGTACCAACAAAATATTCAACAGGTTTATCACCACGTTTACGAGCTATATATTCATTATGGAAATTGTTTTCCATAGCTCCAGGACGATACAACGAAATAGCAACCACCAAATCCTCAATGTTATCTGGCTGCATTTCCTTACAATAAGAAGTCAGACCGGAGGAACCAAAATGGAATACATCTCCATTCCATCCGTTCTTAAAATATCTGTAAACTTCCTTATCATCTAATGGAAGATTATAAATATCAATATCAACCCCGTGATTTTCCTTTATCAATTTCAATATATTCTGGAACTTATCCAGTTGCTTGATTCCCAGAATATCCTCTTTTAGAAATCCAGCAGAATCCATTTCATTCCCTTCCCATTCGCTAACATACATCCCTTCCTGCTTTCGTATCGGGACCCAATGGAACATATCATGCTCATCCGGAAATATCATAGTCGCACAAGCATGAATTGATTGCGTTTTAGGTGCTCCTAAAACTATAGAAATCTCATTTATCAATTCAGGATACTTATGGATAAAAGCCATCAACCTACCATTTCCGCAAGCCTTTATAAATATATCTTCATACTTCCTATCGCTCGTTTCCAATATCTTTGTGACCATATTCACATCTTGAAATGGAATACCCATAAGGCGAGCAAAATCCTTTATTGCTTGTCGTGGCTGTAAAGCCGAATAAGTTCCCACGGAACACACCTGCGTAATTCCATAACGCTGTTCCATGTATTCTTTTACTCTTCCCCTTACTTCTCCAGGGAAGTCTGTATCTATGTACAATTTTGCCCCCTCCAGTCGCCCAGAGGGGGCGATTAATCAGGCAGCGAAACCGGAACGAATCGCTGCCCAATCTTTTTTTCGATTTTAGTTATTTTCATGATATATTGTATATTTATCAGAATACAAAATTATCTCCAACCTTTAACTCTTTTGCTTGCTTACTGCCTCCATTTACCCATTGTTCAGGAAAATATTCTTTAACAGTTCCATCTTCTAAAGTTACTTCAATAGTCTCTGCTTCAGTAAAATAACCTGCACGACCTTTATTTAAGAACCTTTCGAATAGTAGATCAAATCCAATAGGATCCAAACGGGTTATGTCCAATAATGCAGCTATCAGACTTCCACCTGCTGAATTATGCACGACTGCATTATTCACAACATAAGAATGATCATCTGAATCTACTTCTAAATCATAGACCTTTCCTACATATTTCTTGAATTTCTTTTTCAGTAACTTCATTTTTCTTTAATATAATCCATTTATATCCTCCAGCACACCTATTAGGGTTCAATCTAAAATCTTTAACATTTCCATTATGAACCCGTGTCTTTTCATATAATTCTTTTTTTCCAAAATATTTATCTATAAAAATCCCTTCCTTGGAAAATTTTAAATAAATATTCATTTTTTTTATTTCAGATAGTTTTCTTTTAGTTTCTTCTGAACGAACCTTTCCCAAATTTATTTCAGATAGTTTTCTTTTAGTTTCTTCACTTTGTTTTCTTCCTTTTCCCGATATAGATAATTTTCTTTTAGTTTCTTCTGATAATTTCCGGCCTGACATTCTTTCTGATATTTTTCTACATTGTTCAGGGGTTCTCACATAAGAGGGTCGTCCTCTCATTATTTCAGACATTTTCTTTCGGTGTTCTTCACTCCTAACTGCTTTTAAAAATTTTTCTCTATTTTCTTTCTTATTCATTGGATTATTTATCCCGCATAGCTTCTTTCTGCTTTCTGGATTATTCATCGGATTACCCTCTCCCAGCATTCTTTTTCTTAAGAATTCTAAATTTTTAGAATTCCATTCTTTTGTCAATAAAGACTGTTTAAATCTTTTTTCATCCGTCCATCTGTAACTATTTCTAACTCCTTCCGATATCTTTTTCCTAACTTCTTTTAAATTAGGATGGAAATCATAATTATTCCCCCCGTCTCCGCCATATCCAATATTATATCCATTAATTTGAGTATTTAGCCTACTGATCCAAAACTTTTCCTTTTCATTTAATTCTTCCTTAGAAGATGCCGTATCTATTGTAAACCAAATAAAATCCTGCCATCCTAACCGATTTACCGCTTGATATAATAAGCTTCCCTCACTTTTGGGTCTTTTACTGTCACTAAAATGAAATTTCATTCTTTTCTCTAAAGAAAGGGTACTCTTACCTACGTATAATTTATTTTCAGTAAAAGAATAAATAACATATATGATCATATCTTCTTTGTTTTAGGGTATAAAGGTAAGTAAATAATTTACATCTCACAAATTTCATCTTCTTCATTTAAATTTTCAGCCTCTACGTACCCTCTATTTTTAGTTAAAAATTTATGATCTTTTGTGCAACAAATATTCCCCTTATCAAATTCAAGTTCTATTATTTCTTCATCTATATCATATTCAAATACATTTTTTACCTTGGTCCCCCTCTTAAAAAAATTAGAAACAACATCTCCTGTCTTTATATTTTTTATCGCAACTGTTCTTCCATTTTCCATTAGAACTTTAGAATTTGGAAGGAAACACCCACGCCCTAAACCAGTCAAAATTCCTTCTTTTCTGCACCAGCCCACAATATCCCAAAGAATAAGGAAATAATCAATAGTCTCTCCGTATTCTATTGTATCTACCTCTTTCTGAATTCTTTCAATTACGGCATCCTCTCCATATTTATCAATAAATTCAGGATGATTTTCTATACCCTTTTCTATCAAATGCCAAAACAAATCCTTTGAATTAGAAAATTGTTTGGCTTCTTCGGGTTTCATTTTATAAGCTGGTAAATGTCTATTTTTCACAGGAATCGTAAACTTGCATCGTTTAACGATATCATGTAGATTTTCAACAGCTACTTCAAATAATTCAGCGGCTATGCTATCTCCATCCTCATTATTTTTACATAATGCAGTCAATTCAATCAAATACTCATCCCAATTCTTAAAATACTGATTATGACTTTCATAAGTGGATTTTCCAGCAATGGAATTAAGCCGTTGTTTTATGATAGAATAATCAGCCTCCAAATAATAAGCATCACAAATTGCTACAGGCTTTAATTTGCTGTATATGTATTCTCTCAAATTGGTTAAGTACCAGTTATCTCTATCAACTTTCGTGTATTCAACTGTATCTAATTGATAATATCCTGCCAATAACGGAACTTTATTAAAATCCAATGTTTTAGGGTCAAAAACAACCACCAAACCATCCGTCAAATCAAAGAATTTATCCTCCTCTACATACCTACCATTTTCACAATTTATCTCCTTATTAATCCCCAAAAGATTATCCCAACCTTTTTCATTTTCAACAAAACATTTTACTGTATAAGATAAATCCTCTTTGGGACGATATACTGTTACCTCCATTCCTATAATAGGATGGATTCCTCCTTTTTGGCAAGCTAATTGGAATTTTAAAGCACCAGCCAAAGTATCACGTTCACAAAGCCCGAGATTTTTAATTCCTAAAAATTTAGCTTTATCGACCCATTCTCCATAATGACCAGAACCGTTCATAAGTTCAAATGAACCATGAACCCCAAGAAATGAATCTTCAGACCCTGAATAAGTAGTTTCCCCAATATAACGTAACTTTGTAAGTGTAACCTCTTTTTCTTTACCCACGGGAAGCCAATACCACTGAGAACCGAATTTATAAACATAATTATCAACAGACATATTCGTCAATAATTCGCCTATAAATTGAAAATTACGCATGAATAATTTTTCTGCTTTTCCTGGTTTTATAACTCCATTTTCATCAATAATATCCTGCTGTCTGGCTACTGCCAAACCATAAGTCTTTCCTCCTATTTCTACGACATTCTCTGCAATAACTTTATATTTAATAAAGTTATCTTCTAAATATTTTATGAGTTCTTCCATCCTATTGTGTCTGCAACTTTAAAAGTTATGTCTTCCAAATGTTTGCACCCTATATTAACGAATGCTTGAGCAAAGAATTCACTCTCGTCATCTCTTATGCTATAAAATGGAGATTTATAATTTGTAAATATCATTTTCAATTCTGGAACAACTTCAAAGCTCATTCTTAAATCCTTCGTTAAATCAAATATAGAACGGGCTTCTTCTGCATACCTTACCGAACCAAAACAGATATCCAATTTACCGCTAAATCCAGAATCTTTTAAAGAAATAGCTTCTTTATAAATTTGTGAGGTACAATAATTTGCCCAGAAAAAATTATCATATCTTCTCAATGTTTTCCCCACATTTTCCAGCAACCTGCGTCCAGTCAACTTTGAATTAGGTAAATTATTCCGCCCAATAACGAAAACCGCATGATTATCCTTCCAACGGCGATACTCCTCCTCATTTAAGGAACTTATAGGGAAACCTATAAAAGACGAAACGAATTCCCTTACACCGTCCGAAAAATCCCCAACAATGCAATGTTCAGAATTATCTATAACTGAATTTTTATAGGTGTCTTTTCCTGAACCAATGACCCCTATAATGCCTGTTACACTAATTTTCATAACTTACTCAAATTTAATTCTTTATCAACGAATGATTTTATATGTGGGAAATCTTCCCAATCATTGGAATACTTCCTGAATAATTCATGACATTTATTCCACGTTTTAATCATAGCTGGCAATGTGTTCCCCAGCTTAATTTCACGATAGACAAAAATAGCTAAATCCAAAATATCACACATCTTGAAGAGTGCATACTGCCTTTCGGTTAAATGTTCCGCTATCTTTCCATATCTCCTTATTCCTGGATTAGCATTGAGTATTTCCTCCTCTAAAGTGCGCCAACAATCAGAAGTTTTTTCATTGAAATACTTTACAGGATGAACACAATCCCCTGTAATTGTTTCCGGAATATCATGGCAAAGCACATAGTCAAAAACATTAATATCATACGCTACATCCTCTTTCGAAGCGAATATACGAAACAGCATAGCTGTCATATAAGAATGTTCTAACAGGTTATACCCCTGTAATTTACGTGTTCCGTTAAAACGTTCCACGTCTTTCATTTTCAAAATTGAACTTAATACTGTTTCCATATCACTTTGAGAATAAATCGTTTAGGTAAGGATTATTAAATTTGATTTCTTCTTCAGGAAAAGCATGTTTATAAAACATTAAAGCCCAGTCTTTCCATAAGAATCCAAATTCTTCACTTGGAGTATTCCACTCAAGATATTCATCAATATCAATTTTAATAGGATGTTCTCTAAAATCCCGTTCAAACATCGCTACATCAGAAATTAATCTATCAAAATCTTTTAACGAATCTGGAAGTAAATATTGAAAATTATATTTACTTTTATAATCTTCTACATAATTATTATCAACAGCTTCTTTTAATTGATCTAATTTATCCTCATAAACATGGAAATTATTTACAAAATGATAATACTTTCCAACTTTAACTCCCAATATGCCAGCAATATATTCTTGCATTAATGTAAAATTAAACACATTAACTGCACTCATCCCCCACCAAATATCATTACTACGCATTGTAACGGTACAATTCAATTTCCCATCAACAACCATAAATTGAATAGTCCTTGTACAAGGGATATCTTTAGTTTGCTTTAAAACATATTCATTACCATTCCAGACATAATTATCTTTAATAGGATCATGAATAGTAATACAGGCTTGACGGCTTGTTATTTCTTTCTTTAAAGTATCTATAACAAATTTCAATTGATCCGAACCAAATTTACCAATAGGCGAAGAAGAATATTTATAATCTTCTTTATCCCCATTATATCCCCTCAATCTGGGTCCATATCCAGCCCTCATGTATTTTCCATCATCTGAAAAATTCAAAAGATTTTTTACATAATGATATGGCATCTTCATATCATTAATACCTTGTGCAAGCCAAAGGCTTTCTACCCAACCCAAATATTTATTCCATTTACGTTCAGGAATTGTACAATATCTATCAATAGGATTGGAAATACACAATAACATTGGGTATGGTAGTTCTAAACAACGAAACCCACGAGTTCCACGAAAAACCCCATCTTCCAGCAAAGCCTTCCCAGTAACGAGTAAGGCTTGATTTAAATTTTCAACTATAAACATCTTTATTTGATTACTTATTATTTAATACAAATGTAGTTAGTGTACTTTTAATTACCAAACTTTTTAACTATAATATTAATGTTAATAAGGCTGCTCAAAAAGCAGCCCATTATTTTGCATCATTAATCCAAAAATAAACTTCATTTATCAGGCATCACAATGTTCCATTTAGGAGGGAACATAAAATCTATTTCTTTCTTACTCGGAGTGAATGTGTTTTTTATTCGTTTACCTTTTACATTTACACCTTCTGTTTGAACTCCAGCTCCGCGAAGATACTTATCGCATTCACAAAAACAATTTTGTAAATCAATTAATGTAGGCATCCGTCCGGGCAAAGGAATGAACTCTTTTCCAGGATGATTTTTTTGCCACTCCGCAAGCAACTCCTCAAGATTTTCGTGAACCCACTTTATCACAGCTACATAGTCAATCCTGCCTTTACGATTTGTCTTTCCTTCGAAATCAAATGTACGTTCTATCCCTCTCTTTGCTCCTGGTCCAGCTACAATAAAATCATTCTCGCTAAAATCAAACAAAGGGCTATACATAAAATCAAATACATATTGTTGGGCTGTAAAGTCCCCATATATATCCAAAGAATGGAGTAAATTATACAATTCCAATGGACTTTTTGCTGAAAGCAATGTATTTACAAACCCATTTTCAAATATTTCCTTTTTGAAAATATCCAAATGCGCTCTATACTTTGACCAACCTTGAATATAAGAATACTTTGGCATCTGGTAGAAACAGCAATTTATAACATAGGCATTGCCATAGACAGGCTCTTTCTGAACCATTTCGTCCAATACTTCAACGATAGCTTCAAAATCTGTCTCTAAAGTAATATCGCCTAATTCAGTTTGTAAGCGTTCCCACGTCTCAATCTTGTTAAAATGCTTAAACAACAGAATACGGAAAAACATGTCCTCTCTGGAGTATTCCTTTCCATTGTAAATAACATTTCCTATTAGATACTGGCTTACTCGGTCTAATGCACGGTAAACATTTGTAAATTTGAATTCCCTAAAAATAGGGTCATCAGTTAATGGAAAAGGCACATGGAAATATCTTTTCCAGAATATTTCCATGCGCTCAACCATAAAATTCAGATAATACTGAAAATTTTCATTTGGTTTGAAATTCATAATCCCATGTGTTTAATGACCACGGAAGTCCGTACCCAAAAGATTTTATCTTCGCCTGCCTTGCAGATAATTTCTTCCACTCCACGAGAACTCTTGTAACAGAATTGAGAAATTACGGCTTTTACTTCTACTTTTTTGCGAATGAACCGAACTTCATCTCCTGCCTGAAGCTTCGTAACTTTGGAAGCCTGAATATAAACAGGGTGGTACTTTTCCAGGCCGTTTTTAATTACTTTTTCTTTTTGAACTTTTTCCTTTTTAGCCTTTGGCTCTTTTTGAACAGGAACTTCTTCCTGCACATTTTTGTCTTCCACTTCAAAAGGTTTTTCCTGCTCTTCATCGTAAGCGTAACCTTTAACCCCATCGGCGACAGACATTACTCCTCTTTTTTGAAGAATGCTGGCGATTACTTCTTTTTCTACTTCAGAAGTAGACTTTTTGAATTTGTTCTGCAGAAGCTGAGTGTTGTACCCTTTGAACTTCTTTTCCATTTCTTGCTTTTCCATGGTTTCAAAATTTTTGTTTGTTATACTAAATTTTATTGCCTTAACTTGACATTACAAATGTAGTAAGTATATTTGTATTGCGCAAGTGTTTTTCAAAAAATTTTGAAACTTTAACATTTTCATAATGAAAAACTCATCTGAGAATATCCTCTATTCATGTTTAAAAGCAAAAGTTTTTTTATCCCCCGTTCCAAACCATTGCGCGTCGGCTTTGGTAATAAATTCTTTGGTCGGTTCACCTGTTTCATAACCCCCATAAATACCGCATTCTTCTCCCCTTATTAATCTTTCATATTCTTGTGCGATATATTTATATTCAAATAGAGAAAGCAATTCATAATTATTATGGACTATATCGTCATATTTTTCCCTACTTATGTCCATCAATTCATTAATGCTTTCTGCAAACTGTTTAGGGGTTGCATCATAAGGTATCATCCAATAATTGATTCCAGCCTGAAAAACTTCTCCATTTCCTTCCTCATTATTTGAAAGACCCAAATTACGGGCAATAGGAACAATACCGTGCATCATGCTCTCAATCAAAGTTCTTGAAAAATGAGAACCTAATGTTTTATTCACCTTGTACCATGCTGTATCTATAAAGAATGCAGTATCTCCAAATATAATGTCCCTTTCTTGTTGGTTTACCCAGAATACATCTTCCACTCTGCCTGTAGATTTTGCCAAAGGTAAAATCTGTTTACCTATGTTTTCCTCCAAACAATCTGGATCAGAAGCACGGTTCACCATATATTTATCTTTAGGCTTGAACTTTGCTTCCATGTATCTCTTTTCAATTCCAGAACCACCCAAAACTACGAATGTATCATCCCTTAAATATGGAATAGCACGAATAAGGTCATCCACATGTTTAGAAGCCTTCCAATTTTGAAGCGAGAATATGATCCCTGTTTTCTTAATATTATCAAAATTGGTCTTACCGAAATTCACCGTTGATAAATCCTGTGGATTGAATATCATTACCCGAGGAACAGGTAACACCGAACATGAATTATAGGAAGCTGGATGAACAGTAATAAGCCTATCAAAATATTTTGAAATATGGTACTGCCATGCACTATTCCCACGTAAATTAGCATCATGAACCATCCCAATATTAACAGGGTTAGAAAGATTCAATAGTTCCGGCCAATCGGTATCTGTCAATATTTCTTTCTGCTTAAACCAAAATGGAGTATGCCAAAAGACAGCATCATATCCCTCTAATTTTTCTTTTAAGCGGAGTTTCTGTTCCTTTGTTTTAAAACCTACAAAACCCTCAACCCATCCTGCTTCCGGCTCATATAGGAGACCTGTACCACATCCTCGTTCCAAATTCACATGTTTCCCTTGCTTAATTAGGAAATTCACACCTCCAGATTTCTCTCTAAAATGTTCTCCATACTTTAGCAAAAAGAAATCAACCGTATGCCCCAACTCCTTTAATCCACGGATAGCAAGTTCCGCATGTTGAGGAAATCCACCCATTGGATCAGCAGAATGAACTATATAAGCTATTTTTAAATTAGCTTTATTGCAAGTTTTCATATCAAAATCTTTTTCTTAATTCGCTCGTACTATAATTATGCTTGCGCTCATTATAGATTATTTCAATCCCTTCTATATGTTTTCCTGTGTGTTCCTTATCCTTATATTCTTCCCCAACAAACCGTCTGTCAGGTTTTATCATAAGTAACATATTTTCCAAATCTTCTTCAGTATCAAACGGGATAATCATATCAATTCCTTTTACAGCCTGCAATTGAACATAACGTTCGTACATGCTTTGCACGGGTTTATTCTTTAGGTTTGGCCTGCTAATTGTAGGATCAGTCAATAACCCTACAATCAAAAAATCACACATAGAACGGGCTTCTTCCAGCATTGCAATATGTCCAGCGTGAAGCAAATCAAATGTGCTTGCGGTAAAACCAATGCACACCCCTTTATTTTTCAATTCTTTTATTTTTTCAAACATGATAATCCTTTGTTTATAAATTCTTCTACTTTTACTTTTTCGCTTTCAGGTGCATACTTATACGTACGAATAGCTTCTGAAATTTCTAAAACATTCATAATCTCCTTTTGTGGAAGAATATATGAAAAATTCAGATACTCATCAAAAATATTTAATAGCGAAATTTTGTCTTCTCTTAAAAGTGAATATCTAAATTTTGCCACATCTAAAAGATAAGAATGATAAGCATTTTCTTCAAAAATTGGATCAATTAAATATAGTCCATCCGTTGTTCCCAATATATTATTTATAGAAAAATCCCCATGACATTCGGTTGAGTATAAATCCATAAAGCCCTGTATATTACAAAGTGCTGGAATTATACTATGAAATTTATTATTAAACTGGCAATGATTTTCAATCCTCTCAATGTATGAAGAAAACCCAATATTATAACAATCTTTTCTAAATCTAAAGAATTGTAAGGACTCAATCACCTTTTTACAAAAATCATCCGGAAACAGGTCTTGACTCCTAACAAACTCCATGCAAATAGTTTCTCCAATCAAAGAATAAATAGTAGGAACCTTGAACGGACATTTTTCATCAGCTGCATACTTACTATACCATTTGATAGTATTGATAGCATTACGATCTTGTTTATAAACCTTCCCGTCTCGTAATTCCACCATAGAACCAGACCAGCCACCGCCCAAAGGTACAACCTGTAAATCTACAAATTGTTTAGGGGTAAGATTTTTATCATCCACATAATAAGTCGCTAAATACTTCTCAAACAATAGTTTATGATATTTTACTCCATGAGCCTGCAACCATTTTTCAATAATGATGCGATATTTTTTATCTGCCTTTTCCCAATCCCCATTACAAGAAAGCTGCCCTCGTGCTGTCAATAACCAAATTTCCCATCCTAAATCATACAAGTAATTTATTTTGTCAATTACTTCCTGTATAGGTTCAGAATTTTCCCAATTACGGTCTAAAGTCCGGCAAATGGTATCATCAATATCGCAAATGATCCTCTTGTTATACATTCTCAAACCTTTTTAATATTTCTCTCCTTACTTTTAAATGATAGTAGGCTTCTCTCCCGTTTACATCTACCAAGATTATTTCAATTTCCTCTCCTCCATCGTCATCGTAAACAATACCTCGAGAAACTATATTCCCCGTTTTCCATTCCACTACCTCTCCAATTTCATATCTTTCCATTTGTAAGTATATTTAAATTTGACATTACAAATATAGTTAGTGTATTTGTATTGTGCAAATTTTTAACATAAAAAAGAGGGAAATAAATCCCTCTTTTAATTAGGCTTTGCCTGTGGAACCAAAACCTCCAGCCCCTCTTTCAGTTTCATCCAAACTTTCCACCTGTTCAAATTCAACAGTTTCATGTTTAGCAATAACCATCTGAGCAATACGATCTCCATTGGATATTGTGAAACTTTCTTCTCCGTGGTTTATTAAGATAACACCTATATCTCCAATATAATCAGAATCCACAGTGCCTGGAGAATTCAATACAGTAACTCCCTTTTTAAGGGCAAGCCCAGAACGAGGTCGAATCTGTGCCTCATAACCTACAGGTAATGATATTTTTAAACCAGTAGAAATCAACTTTCTTTCTCCCGGAGCTATAACTACATCCTCCTGTAAATTTGCACGTAAATCCATCCCTGCTGAACCTTTAGTAGCATAAGTAGGAAGTTCATTGTTCGAAGTGTTTACAATTCTTAATTTTTTCATAACTTAAATAATTGATTATTAAATCCCTATAAAAATATACTAATTTACTTTCCAATAAAACTACCTGATTATCAGGGTCATTTACTTCAACCACATGTTCACTTTCATCCTCTTTTAGGAAAATATGCGTTCCTTCTTTTAACAGATAGAAATTATCCCAAAACTTTATCTTTTCATCTTTCGGTGTACCTGCATACGTCAAATTAGGAAAACCACTCTTTTTTAAAAACTTGTTTTCATAAAAGTTAATTAAATTTTCCTTTGAATCAAATATCGTCTCTAAAGCAAACCGTTTACCCATAGAAATGATCTTTTCCCTTTTCTTCCTCGCGATATCGTCATTTATATGCCGATATGGTTCAGAATAAATAATGGAACGCACTACATAGGAAAAGAACTCCATTTGCAGTCGTTTTAAATATTTTGGCGTTGGTAAATCCCTCGTTTTCATAGTCGGTCGGTATAAAATTCAATCGGTGTTTTCAAATCCTGCATCACCCTGTCAAAATATTCCAGGGTCATATTTCCAGGGTCAATTCCTTCATCTGGAATAAAGGCTATCTCCGTATTAAAGTATTTAGAAAGGCGCAACCCGTTATCCTTTGATTCCTTCACCGTTCCATAGTCATACATCAAAATAACGTTTTCTATCCCTTTTTCCTTCAACCATCTCATTTGAATATTACTTATTGAATTACCAAATGTAAAACAGCAAGCCAACGATTTATCCACATCCAAATGAAGTATCCTGTCTATATTTACCTTATCAAATATTCCTTCGACCAAAATAACAGTTCTACACCCTGTAGGAATCAAGTCATAGCCTCCTACTAACTTTGTGAAATCATTCTCACTATTTCGGTAACGTAAAGCAAGTTCTCCTACTCCATTCTTATAATCCTCTAAATTCTGTTTATGCCATTCCTTACTATACCTACTGCGAGCCAACCATGCAACGACTTTTCCTCCATGCTTTATTTTAAAGATTATATAATTATTCAACCTTTTTTCCAATGCAGATTTCGTATAGCTTGGTTCAAATTCTTTATAGTGAAAATCCATGAATCCACGACCATCTAAATACTCGTCTTTTTGGAGAGGTTTCAGCCTCAGAGGTAAACTTACTTCTTCGGGTAATACTAACCCATCATCATAATTCTTTTCGTAAACGAGAGGGACTAATTTGGACTCTAACGAACTTTCATACTTTACCTGTGCCAAATCCAATCGGTCTATCGCTTTGAGGTAATTGTATAATGAGGTCTTATTGGCGCATTTCCAGCAATGGAAAATACCGCTTTTTTCTTCTGTAAAGATAACTCCCCATTTTCCCTTCTTACCACAAAAAGGACATTCGTCCTTATTGGAGAACCAGCCTTGATTTCCAAAAGGCTTCAGTCTTAATGCAGATATTACTTCTTCTTTATCAATTTGTGTCATACCTGCTCTACTACTTCGTTTTTCTTAGATTTCTTTTCCTTTTTTACTCCCCCTACAAAAGTAGATTCTCCAAGATTTAATGTTTCTATTTTATCATAAAAACGTCCATGGTCAAAATCAGTTACTATCTTCACAGTCAATCCTTGGGCTTGGTAATCACGAGCCTTATCCCAAAATATACGTAATAGATTCTGTTTGGCTTCCAACAAAGTTCTATTACCAGTAAACACAAACGAAAAAGGTTTAACCAATGTTCGGTCTCCTTCTGTATAGCTTCTGTCAATTACTTTATCAGGGTCATTCCAAATTTCCATAGGAACATCCCCTGTTTGTGTAGCAAGAGAAATCGCAAGTTTGAATTCGACAGCAATATTTTTGAGTAATTGAGCACACTTCTGTAACTTGTATTTTATATAAGCAGGGTCGTTATCTAACTTATTATTCATACCTGTTTTTAGCAGGTCTAAAGAGTCAATTACTACATGCTTCGGTTTATGTCCGTGTATCTTTTCATATTCAAGAATCAAATTTCGTACATCTAAAACACTTGGCTCCCCAAACTTCTCAAAAGAATAAACCTCTAACTCTCTCCCCCAATGTTCCATCTCATTTAGGGTACGGTTAATCTTTTTCCAATCTTCTTCGCTTATGTTTCCCCGAACAATATTCCGATAGCTTTGGTGAGTCCAAATTTGGCTATACTTGTTATATGCGCTCAAGGCACTACCCTCCAACTGAATATGAAGAGTAGGAATTCCCAGCAAACAGGAATTCATCCCAACCCATCTCAAAACTGTGGATTTACCTACACCGCTTCGCATTATCCATAAAGCCAAATCCCCGATTTCTGTGTCCATCCCCCCATTGGAAAGTTCATCCAGAGCGTCAATTCCAAAAGGAACTTTCAACCCCGTAACTTCCTCAATTACGGTATGTCTATTCCGTTCATAGATTTCCTTAAAATCTTTGAAAACGTGCATAAACTTACCGCCTGCGTCTCTTAAAGAAAGTGAAAGAATGCGTTTGCTTTCGTCCGCATTTAATTGTATAGACTCTTCCTTTTTTCCACTTTCATATAAATCATGGACACGCTTACTTAAAATCTGAAACTCAGTATCTTTTATGTAGTTTTCTAATTGATCGATTATGATTTCCGCATCAACAAGTTCCGCATTCTTTATTTCCGTTACTGCTTGTTGAATAGATTCATTATCATCAAATTTCTGAGCAATGACACCTAACGATGGTAATTTAGAAGTCCTTTCAAACTGCTCAAAGCAATCCCTCAATATAAATTTATAGCCCGATAACTCTTTAGGGATCAGTGTATAATTCAAATGTTTTTTACAAATTTCCATTATTGGTCGGCTTCCAAACATAAGTTTGAACAACTCAGCCATGAAATTAGGATTCAATTTAGTTCCCATATTCTCAAAATATTATACCCAGTCAACCCGGAATTCTACCATGTTATTTCTTAATTCAGTTATTGCAAAGAAAGAGGACATAACCATATCGTCATGACCCGAAACAGATTCTAATGAATCCTTGTCGCTACGGAACGCAATTGAATTGAATTCCCCGAACAAAGCATCCACTTTATCTTTAGTATCAAATACCTTTGAATAAGGTATTCTAATTACACCACGTTCAAATAAAGCGGCCAAAGACGGCAAGCCGTCCCTCAGGTTTTTCTTATTTGAAGACGTGGTCGTAAACTCTTTTATATTTTTCATTCCATTTTCCCGTGCCAAATCAGCAAGAATAGATTGGAATCCATTGTTTTCAAACACTATAACAGACGGTTTAAACATTCTGTCAAGGGTCATTATTCTGCTCAATTGCTCGTTATGAGAAAGACCCTTTTTCCTAAAAATATGCAACAAATAATAATTGTGCATAGCATCAATTCCCCATACAGAAAATACAGTATAGTCCGCACCTACATTTCCAGAACGAGCAAAGTCACAACCGATAACAATACGTTGCATCTTTATAGGGAATGAATCTACGTTTTCCACAAAATTGATATTTTCCATTCCAGCGGTGGAACGCATCAAAATTTCATAAGGGAAAATAGTAGAATCATCGCTAATAGGCACAACAAGATATTCTCGAGCAAACACCAAAGTACCCAAAGACTCACGTTCTGCCATAAGTTTTTCAAACGTGAATCTATCTGGAGAAAGCAATCTACCATCTGGAAATATTGCGGGGTATTCAAAGACGGCAAATCCGCTTTCTGGTTTTTTCAGTTCATAATAAAGGTCTCGCTCTTGGTATGGTGTTCCAGAAACAAGATTGAACCCATAAGGCTCAACAATAGGATTGATAGCTCCTTTGAAAATATTGAGTAGCTTCTCCCGCTGTTCTGCTGAATAAATAGAACTATCATCTGGAAGGTCGTCATTAACGACGGCTCCTACGTGCAAACCACGAATAAATCCTTCTTTACCACGCATGTGAATCTTGCTTCCTGTTTCAGAAACAACACTCTCAGCGTTTAATGTGGCTTTACCGTTTGGATTTATTTTTTGTGATAAAATTTCATTACAACTTATCTCCTCCACTATCTTTCCTATATTCAAGCGTCCGAGAGTAGCTGTATTTGAAATCAATGCTGTTTCTTTCCTGTTTTTGTTATCAATATCTTCTTGAACAAAGAAATCAGGCCTGTCGTAACTATATACCCTCCATAGAGGAAAAGCAAAAGAAAATTCATACGTTTTCCCGTGAGATCTGGATGCTAAAAAAGCTGACTTTGGGAATAGCTGTATCAAATTTCCCCATTCCAAATTACGCCACCCCTGATGAAAGTCAGGTAATACAGTGGTTTTGAAATAATTATAGGAAAACTTCTTTAATGAAATATCCATGGAAGTTTTCACATCTTCCAAATAGTCTAAATCTCTACTGTCCAGCGTTGAATTTAAAGAATAAACGTTAGCAGTTTGTAAGGTGATTTCCCTCACCATTTTGTCCACATCTCCAGAAAATCCATTCAACAACTGTTCCAAGGCTTTTCCTGGAAGTCGTTCAATTATTTCCTGAACAGTATTGATAATCAATTCCCCCTGCTGAGGAGAATATGTAGACAAAATAGAAGCCATAACTTAAATCTTAAAATGATCTCTAAGTCTGGACTGAACTATACCTGCTGCTTCTTTACCAGAACCACGCATATTCTTAATGAATTCTATCATCAATAAAGCGTTGGCACGGGTATCAGCTAATGCTCTGTGGGCTTCTTGCAAATCAATCCCATATTTAAGGCAACAGGTTGAAAGTTTGTAGTTTTCAGATTCCAACATGGAAAAATATGCCAGTTTCTGAGTATCTTCAACCCACTTGACAAAATCATAAATATTTTCATTGAAATAGGTGAACATATTTTCAAAAAACGGCATATCAAACCCTGTGAAATTGTGTCCGCAAAGTATAGCCTTTTGACGAGGATTCTTATATTTTGTAAGGTAAGATTTTATCGTTTTATACACATCCTTTAACTGTGATCCGCTTTCTTCCAATATCTTTTGCGAAAGGCCATTTACTTCAACTGCTTTAGGGTCATAGATCAATCCCTCTTTATAGGGTGCTATTGTGGCTGAATATTCATCCACTATTTTTAACTCTTCGCAATCAATAACGACCATAGCTACTTCAGAAAGAGCTATATCGTCAAAGGCTTTTTTATTGGAATCTGGCAATCCACCAGTTTCAGTATCTGCGACGCAAATATACTTTACAGACGTTTTCATAATATTAAATGGTTTACTTTTTTCTTGTTCTTACAATTTTTGCCTTTTCCTCTAATAAGGAATAGAGTTTCAAATACTGATTTGTATTTTCCCTCTTTATAATGTTACATCCCATGTGATAAGGGATATATCCACGTTTGGCATAACGTACGATATCGTTAGTGGTTACGGGTTTTCCTCCACGTTTTTTATAGGTTTCACTATGCTCGTTTAAATAATCTCGTATTCCTACCAGTGTAACATTCTCAATTAATTTTCGTTCAGTTGACATAATCCAAAATAATAATCTAAAATTAACATATCATTATCTCGGAGCGTTGAGTCGGAATAATAAAGTTTAGTAGGCGGTAAAAGCACATCTCCAGTTTCTTGAATGCCAAAATTCAAATAAATACAATACGTATTCCCTGTAAAATCCTCTTCCGTTTCTTTTGTGTATGACAAAATCATTGCCAGTCGTATCCTTAATTTAGAGAGGTCATTGAATTTGATCCAAAGTACTTTCTTTGCTTTCTCTGCCATAATCCTTATTATTTTTACAAAGGTACTAACTGTATTTGTAATTACCAAACTTTTTAACCTAAATCTTCTCTATCCCCAAATTCATATTTTTGATGACAAGTAAAGCACGCCAATTCGACATTACTTTTAACCAAACGTAATTCAGGATAAGCTCCTTTTGATTTCTTATGACTGAAAAATGCTGTATGCGGGATATCTCCTAAAGGACGGCCACATTTTACACAAACATGAGGACGTTCTTGCCATATTTCCAAAAACATTTCTCGTTCCCCTGTTTTCTTTATTTTAGGTTTGGTATTTCTTCTTCGTTCTTTGTAAACCTGTTCTCTGGTCTTTCCCTTATGATTATTTTTGAACACACAATCCGGGCAAAGCCATTTCGTTCTATTTTGAATAAAATGATTTTTACCGCATTGGCTACACGGCTTTTCTTCCCATTTCATACCCTCTGGTTTGATGAATTTTCCTTGTGGAATATAAGGATAATTACAATCTTTAATGATTAAAATCTCTTTACAGCCATCTATTCTTACAAGAAAATAGTTCGTACCAACGTATTCTATAAAACCACTTACTCCAATATATTCGGAGCCAGTTATTCCTCGTATATGTAAATCTTTACATACCATCCCGACACAAGGAACAAAGGCATTATCTTTCATTGCAATAATTTTTATAAATACATTTCTTACATAAACTATTTTTTATATCAAAAAGATAACCTCCAAAACTCAGACAATATAAATATCCCCTTTCCGTTCCATAAAACATACTCCTCTGAGAATCTTTATATTCCTCCCCCATTTTATAAGGGGGTTCTTCTTCATTTTGTATATTATACTTTCTTTTGAAATCATGCAAGTAAAAGAGTTCCTGAGTACTTGCATTTGCATACCTATTTAAAATTTTTGGTCCAAAAATCCAACTCAGACTGAACTTATCCAGATTTCTCGTTTCCCCCAAACAAAAAAAGCCATAAACAACAAAATCCCTTACTTTACCTGGAGATAGTTCTGGAAGGGATTCTAAAGTTTTTGTTATGGATTTTAAATTACGAAGGGTTTTTCGGAATACATGGTTTGTATTTGGGAAAAACTTTTCCAAACATTCATTATAGGTAGAAATAGCCACCTGTAAAAGTTCTTCCGTAACCTGCATATTTTTAATCTAATACTTCCATATACCAATAAGCTTCATTTGGGAACTTATCAGCAAATTTATCTAAATCATAAGCCCCAAGAAATTCCATTTCCTCATCGGTAAAAACAATATTTGCCTTCCAACTATCCCCTTTATAAGGTTTACGCTTCATCAGTTCGTTGAACAATTTTTGATTTTCAGGGATACGAGGGGTGTACCAATACCCCTCATCGTTTTGTCTCCAAATCCCTACTTTCTTCTCTTCCATGGTTTTTACTTTTTATAATTATACTTTAATTCTGGTTTTGCGTTGCTGGTATCAAATCTTTGAATAGAAACTACATTTTCCGGTATATTTTGAATTAGTTTTTCAAAAGTATTTGAAAATTTATTATAGGCTTCCTGTATAAATTCACGATGAACATATCTTCCTGTACGTTTTCCGCGGCTTTCCATACGCCTAATAGCTTCATTCATATTAGGCAATTGTACGGCAACTATTTTCACATTATAACCTCGCTCACCAAAATCACGAACAGTTTTTGAAAGTTTATCATAATCCACAAACGTTTTATCCAATATAAAATCAGTACCCAGATTTGATAATCCTTCTTTTATTTTATCGGCAATATAACTTCCTTCTTTGTGGACTTTTTGAGAAGCTGATTTTGGATATATTTTCCTATATCTTTCAAAATCATCTTTTAATTCTTCTGTTTTGATATCATCCAGATCTACAACTATATCGTCATTCAAATCACCTCTTTCTATCAAATACTTTCTAACAGTTCCTTTACCATTAGCGGGGGCTCCCATCATTAAAGTAACGGTTGGAGTATCACTTACTTGTTTTACTTTATTCAAATATTTACGAATAATAGGCTTGTGAACTTTTTCAACACGTTCCTTATCCCAACTTCCGTTTTTAAAATATTTTTCTTCAGTGGAAAGTTTATCTTCAGCAGTATGTCCGTAGTGCATACCTACACGATGCAAACGACGGTTCTCGGGATTATCCTTATAAATGCCAGAACGTGACTTTTCAATCAATCCAAGATAAGTTTCAAACAAATCATTATTACCAAGGCTTTTAGCTAACATAGCTTTCCTTGCTAAATTTTTTAATATAATTTCTTGTTCAAATCTTTCCATACCTATTACAAATGTAGTTAGTGTATTTGTATTGTGCAAATTTTAATCCCAAAAAATATTTAAATTAACATTTTCCTCCGTATTCTGTACTTTCTTCTTATACCTTTTACCTAAAGTAAAGTCAGGATCTATTTCCGCAACATCATTGTATTCTTCCATTGCTGCGCCGAGGTCTAACGAACGGCAAATCCATAACCCAACCTGCTGTCCTGGTTGCATATCTCCTATAATCGCTGGAGATTGCTCTGTAGGAGAAACAAATGTTCCGTACATAGGTTTGGAATAAATAGTTTCTGTCCGTTCCATCACATCATTACCGTCGCTATCCTTTGTAGGAATAACGGCGGCTAATTGATAAATACATTGTGTCGGCATTGGGAATGAAAAGAACATCCTAACATTTGTAGCCACAACATCCAATTCATTCTTCATCATTATGGCAATGAATTGACTTTTATTTTGCTTTAAAGACATTAAAGAAATATCTCCGAACAAATTATTCATTTCGTCATTCCTAACGAAAGTAGAAGAACGATACCCCCCCAACGAAAGTCCTATGTTTTGTTGTGGCGTATCTTGATATGAGCTTACTGTGTAATATAATTTCATAGGTTTTCTGGTTGTAAAATATATCCATATAATACGTAATAGGTAGCTGCCTGGAAACCGTTTGCTTCAAAAACTAAATACTGAACGGTCTGTTCTTCTGGTGTTCCGGGGTTTATTACTTCACTTTGAGGAGGCATTACTTCAGAAATAGGAACCTGAGCATCACCATCCATATAATAAACGCGCAAAAGCTTCAATTGACCCGGCGTTGCATTTGCAGGATCAAAATTTCCAAGAGGACTTCCTCCTACACCAGAAAGATACATCGCCACGTCAAAACGTTTCGTATATTCTTCTTTAGTTACCGAAAGCGATAATTGACCTTCAAATACCCAATTATCCGGACCAGTCCCATGTTCTCTGATACAATTTGCAGCTCCTAATTGAGCAGGCCATTCTGTAGGAGTGGTTTGTCCCGATCCTCCTTGTGAATTTATTATAGCATTGAATGGATTCTCTTTATATTGACCGCTATAAGTTTCATTTGCTTGAACATTTGAAACCGTTGCTCCTGGAACTATATTAGTACCTCCACTTTCTGGAATCCAAGCCTGTAATGTATAAGCAGGCTCCGAATTAGGATCGCTTTGTGGAGCTTGCGTGCTTCCTCCAGCTGGAACAGTTCTATTGCTCGTATTTCCATCTCTGAATACGAAACTTATCAGATAAGACGTGTCAAGGCTATTAAAACCACCAGCAGGAGTATCCGCACAAGCATGCGAAGATGAAGCTGTAGAAGAGGCATACGAAGATGAATAAGCATTAGCCACAGAATCGGCTCCTACTACAGAACATTGCTGAACTTTCTTACATCCAGAATATCCCAATCCAGAAATACTTCCTTCAGTAGACATAAATGCTACACATCCGATAACTACCGTGCAATTATTGAAACATACAGCCGAAGCGGAACGGCCTACTATGGAAGCCGTGCAATTGAATAAATAATTACAATCTCCATACGCATTCCCACTCGTTACCGAAGCCCGGCATAAAGTAAGGTGTTCACAGCTTACAAACCCTCTGTTCGCAACGCATCCCTCCAAATAATCACATTCATAAAAACTGCTATTCGTTTTACAGTCATGCAAATGATTTATATTATGAAACGCATAACGTCCGGATTGCATAGTAACCGTCATATTTTTTATCAAAATATCACGGGCATTACTACTCCATATTCCGGAACCATTTGTTCCGATATTGCTAATAATTATTTCAACATTAGCGGCGCAATCAATTCTTTGAACAAAATTGCTTATCTGTAAACCATCTCCGCTCCCTGTTCCTGCAAAAGAATAAATACCTGCTTTTATAAAAACACTCCGAGCCTCGGTAGTGGAAAGCAAAGCAAGTTTTTCATTTGAATCAATCACCAAATCATACAATTTAGCACTCTCGTTCAAATGTTCATATCCTACTGCTCCATCTGCAATAGAAGTATTTCCTACTGCTCCAGGGGCTATCTTTGGATTCGTAACAGAAGCATCCTTTAAAGCCCTCGAACCAACAGAATTATCCGCTAATTTCTCCTCATCTACTGCTCCAGGGGCTATCTGAGGATTAGGGTAAGTGCCAGTCAAATCTCCCCCAGCCGTACCCCCTATGCTTTGGAAAGCCCAATATTGACCATCTACCAAAGTACCATCCGTATCATAGAAAGTGAATCCTCGTGCATCCGTTATGCTAATAACATTATTAACATTTCTGACAACAGCCAAAACGAACATATTCTGGTCTACGAGCCCTTGAGGCAAAGGAGGAACTATAGGAGAAGTTACCGTCGCTTTTGTCAAGTAAATTCGGTAACGGTCATAAAAATAAAGTCCTCCCAACTGCTCGTCTGTAAATTCATAAGTAAGTGGTAAACTACCAAGAACAATCATCCTTAAATTTTCTTCTCTTACGAATGTTTGATTCGTTGTTAATTGGATGCTGGTAACAACTCCATCGGTATCCGCTGCTCCCAAACTTACCACTTCATAAATTCCATTATTCTGAGCATCAGTAATTACTCCATCAGATTCCTTTACAAAACGAACCATAGAAGGAACACTACCAGATTGACCTCTTACTATTTTACTGAAATCTATATTACCGCTTGCATTTACAGAACCATCAGGATTTACTTCTACAAATCCGTCTTCATACCGTACTTCCTGAGGTTGAATTCGTACATAATAATACGCTCCATCATTAGGAATAAGGATATTATCCTGCTTACTTAATATTTCAATTATATTCTTGCTCTTTGTGGCAATAACTCCGGGATTAACTGCTATATATTGCGGTTGTGAACCCTGTACTACCTTACAGGATTCTCCTGTTCCGCTGTCCACTATTCCAAAATGTAAGGTCGAACCCAAAATCATTTTAGAAAAGGAATCACTCAATAGAAAATCCTGGAATTTTACTAATTCCTCTTTTTCTAAGAATATATTTCTACTAAAATTTAACCGACTGCTCATGTATTTATTCTTTAATTTTTACAAATAACTCCGTCACAAATATATCCGGAATTTTGAGAAACGCCGTTCCCCTGCCATCCTTCAATACTACCAGAAACATCATCAGGATTTCGCATATAAACACCTCCGCCCGAATTTTCAACTAACAAATAACTCGTCACATCGTCTTCTATTACTCCATTAACTTCACACGTATCAAAATCTCCATCATTCCGTATCACACGAAAATTTCCTTCAATTTGAGTAGGAACTGGTGCTCCATAAAAATTCAATTTCCATTGAGTAGAATCACCCATAGAAAGATCTACCGACATAACCGACATAATAGAAGAAACATGTGCTGTATAATGAATTAATTCTCTCTTCAATTGTGATATAGTGGTGGTGAGAGGAGTTGTCATATCGTACAACTGCATTGTTACCGCAAAAGATCTTCCAGCAGTAGTAGAAGGATTTTGAGCAACTGTAACCAATATTCGGATATCATACACCCAAGTTGCTCCGGGGTCTCCAGGAATAGGGGTTCCTGGAGTAAAATTAGTCCAAGTATTGGTTCCATCTCTCTTACTGTATTGACATTGGTAAGCAGGAGTGTACCCTCCCGAAGCCCCTATAGAAATGGAACTAATCCCTCTGCTGTTTGTTCCTTGTTGGTCTATTTGTAAAATTACTTGCCTTCCGTTTCCACTAATCTGTGGATTCACAGAAGCAGGAAGCCATGCTGCGGAAGTTGGCATAGGGTCTTCGTAAATAGTATATTCGTCTGAAGCCGCATTATTGCCAGCAACCCCCCGGATAACATTAGAACGTTCAAGTCTACCTGGATTTATTCCAGCAGATATATTCACAGTAGCATTCCCGCTTCCGCTTGTGGGGGAAATAGATAACATACTCAACCCAGCCATAATTAATACAAATATATTAAATGTATTTTTAAGAAACAACAGAAAGTGACCACGTTGTATTACAACTTATGGAAACCGTAACAACGGGAGTTCCACTATAGGTAAGTCTTCCAGATTTAGGTGTAAACAAGAACGATACATCTCCTGCAGTCTGCGTAATGGTTACAGTGGCAACTACTCCGCCATCTTTGGTCGTTACTTTTATCTGAACGGTTCTTTCACTTATCGTATAATTAGCTCCTATACTAAGAGGAACAGTCGCTTCAAATGCTTCTGAAGCACCTAAATCTGTACTTAAATATCCATTATTAGCTACCGAAGCAATAGTCGTTCCCGTTGTCAATCCTTTTACCGAAAAAGTATTTGGAATAGTAACAGGCAATGAACCGCCTGAAACCACTGTAAAATTCAACCCTTTCGCATTAGATACAGCGATAAGATTCAAGGTTCCTCCGGCCTTACCTATTGAATAAGAAGGAGAACCAAAAGTAACATACTCGGCTTTTGCTGTTTGAGTTATCGTCAAAGTTCTAACTACTGACGCTCCACCTGTAGTCGTTGTTACAGTCACCGTTCCAGTACGATTAACTCGTCCATTATAAACGCCTGCATTTACAGTAATAGTCTGATTTCCTGTTCCACTGTTCGCACTGACTTGAATCCAGCTCGAATCAGAAGCCACAATTCTATAAGAAGCATTTGAACTTATCTGTAAATTCTGAGCTCCGGCCGAAGTAGCTGCAAAGGTCATCTCCGAAGGACTTATCGTCAATGTGGCTGCCCCTGCTAACTGATTGATAGCAATCCTAACTAACAACCCTGTATTTCCAACAACGGCAACAGTTAAAGTATTTTGCCTCTGAATAATCGTTCCATTTGCTGTATATGGTAATGCGATTTTCCACGTAAAAGGTCCTTTTAATCCAGGGTCTCCAGTAATTGCAGAACCAATAGGGACAGTAATTGCAGAACCACTGTCTGGGGTTACTGTGTAATTTGTAGGTAGAGAAAGGAAAGAATCAAAGGGCAAAGTAAATGCTAATTGTGCTGCATTGCTTCTCCCCGTAACTTCAAGAGTTCCGGCTGCTGCATTTACTTGATAAACTAAATTAGTAGCCTTTAAGAATTCATTTCCTGCATCTTGGTATAATGTATATTGATCGGTCGCTACATTAACCCCGCTTCCGGCTGTTCCTTTTATTATTTGACTCCGCTCTCCTCTCCCCTGATATTCGGCGGCGGTACTTACAGAAACACTTGCATCTCCCGTACCGCTTATTTGACTAAATTGAGCCCATCCTAAATTTTCTGCCATGATTATCTTAATTTTCTAAAGTTAATACCCAGTTTTTATTAGTTTGTATTTCATTTACTACAGGAGGAGTTCCGGCTGCTGTAAGCCTATCCTCATGCTTACTAAACAGAAAATAAGGTTCTTCTCCTGTTGACAAATATTCAATTAGTATAATGTTTTTATAATCAATCAAATATCTTTTTGTGAACTCCTTTATCTCGCTTTGTGAATAGTAAGAATTATTCACAACAAAAAAAGCTATAATATTTTTAGTCCCCATGAATCCTTGGGAGAATCCATAAGGAACGGTATTATCAGTATAAGAAAGCGTCTGAGGCTTTACTGTTACATTCAAAATCTGAACAGGGGGAATATCTCCCCCAGAAACCTGAACTATTTTAGGAGTAAACCATTTAGCATTAGACGGCCAGCGTAAAGCATATCCATCAGGCCAGCGTAAAGCGAAATTTTCATTAAATGCAAAATTCTTTACAACTGCACGAACAAGAAAATCACTATATCCATCCTTCACATTCTGATTCACCAATTTAGGCATCAATTCTCCAGTATGGAAATAATTAGTGGCATCCCGTGTATCATTCATCATCGTGCAGGTAACTGAAGAATAATTCACATCAAATACATCTACTCCAAATTTCAAATTTTGAATTTTATTCGCCGTACCTGAACTTACACGAAGTAAAAAACTTATTTCATACGATTTACTTGTATTCAACGGAAACAGCAAAGAATTATCCGTATTTGCCCCTATTCCGCTTCCTTCTGCTGTAGCATTAGGATACAGAACTCCATTTGCAATAGTTACAGAACCTATCGTCGGGTATCTGGAAATATCCCCTTTGGCTTTATCTACTGCTTCTATAGTTTGCAAATAAGACCACATCGGAGAACTATGGGCAACGCACCAGCCTGTGTCTTTTGGTCCTAAAACAGCAAAAATAAATTCATCATCAAATTCATACCGTATTAATCTCAAAAATTCGCCATTGATAATTTCTCCCTTTTCTGCAATAGCCAATTTACCTCTCTTACGATATTCCTCTATATAGTTATTGAAAAGATATTGCCTTTGTTCTGGAGTGTCAACTGTAGTCGTTATAAGTCCTCGTTCATTTAAGAACTTGTTGAAAAGTATTTCATTTGTATCTATCTGTCCGAACTTCGCACCATACTGTTCTATAAATGCGAAATTATGGCATATAGCCAGCCAATAGGAACAGAAATCCAAATTACGTTCTATATATGTGGGGATGATTCCTGGTGCATACAGTTTTTCCAAAACATTAAACGCCCAATTCAACACTCCAGCATCATAGAAATCAAAAAACTGAGAAAAGAAAAGTTTCTCAAAGACAGGGTGTGAATTCAATAAGGCTGTATCCACCTTTTCAAATTCAAATATGAAATTATCATTTACTTCCTTTGTGAATGCTGCGGGATTTGGTTCAGAATCAACCCATTCTCCCCATGTATTGCCCCCATCATAAGAAGAACGATAACGAGATATTTTTACTCCTTTATCAGCAGGGACTTCAATTCCCGTATTTGAAAAAATATAACAAAACAAGGCCACAAGGATATTCGGAGGCAATATGGATGATTGCCCCCGTAAAGTCGTTTCCGTTGTGGTTATAATTGGTTGCATTATTTTTTATTGATCTGAATTACTTCTGAATATTTTATAGTAGAATTAGGATTGTGATTGATTATCTCTTGCCGTATTCCCCCATTCCCCCAGCGGATAAACCAAAATTTATGCTTCCAAACTCTGTGAAATACTTGAGAAATAGAATCCGTTGTTTGGAGTTTCAAATCATATTGGTCATCTGGACGAAGGGTTATATCCAAATCTGTCCATCTGTCCTTAAACTCAATTTTTCGGATGCTGTCTCCAATATATATCAGCTTATCCCTATATTCTATCTTGGTAACTATCTCCGTTTTTACAACAGCCTGAGCGTCTTTCAAGCGTATTTTCAAATCTTTTATAAGTTTTGCGTCTTCTGCTCGGTACTGCCTTAACTCATCCAAATTAAATTCAAGAACCTTTATAGAAGCTCTGTTCAAAGAATCCCTGAACTTAACATTCGACAATGTATCTAACAAGGCATCTTGATTTCTTTCTAAGCGGCTTTTTTCTATTTTTAAAGCCTCAATCCTATTATGTGCGAAAAATAGCAAAGCGGCCAAAATAACCACTATGATTATCTTCCAATTATTCTTTACTATTTTCCAGATTATTTTTAACATATTGTTATATACATTTTTTCAGTTTCACAAACTGATTTTATGATAGGGTAATAGATATCACGTGCTTCCTTGGTACGCCATACATTCCCATTTTTATCATCCTTTGTCATACCAATCAGAGGGCATCCTTTGGTATCTTTTACATAGTTTCCCCAATGTAACCTAATTCCTTGAAAATGAGGAACATCAACTATTTCAGGCATATAAATACCAAAAGCAGGAGAATAACTCCAACGTAATTCATAACGTCCTTCCGGTATAGCAGTTTCACCATATATTTTTTCAGGACATTTACAAGGCAATCCCTTTGAAGTATAGGGGCATTCTGTAGGTAGTTTACGGACAGGGTCTTCCAGGGAATAGAATTTATTCCCATCTATAAGAAATTCCCCCAAAGTGAATTTCTCATTTTTAATCTTCCTTTTTAATACTACCTCCATTTTCTTTAGCGTCTTCTTCTCTTAATAATTCCCCTATTTCGTCATCGTATTTTGCAAACTTACTTTTCGTAATACGCTTCAACCATAGAAAGCCTTTATAATGGGAAATATCGGCTGCATTTTCCAGAAAACTCCAAAATTCAACGCCGCATATAAACCCTGTTACTATGTTTACAAGTTTCAAATCCCAAAATGGAATTATATACTCTTGCATAACCCATGTCAAAATGACAGCTACTAAAGAAAAAACTAATTTATAAATGGTTCGCCATGCTTTTATGGATTCAAATCTCCATTTCTTTGCTTTCCCTGCCTCTCTATAACGATTGTAACTTGCAAGAATTCCCGTTATAAAATCAATACCAATGAAAATCATTACACACAGAGCCATCGTTTGGAATGGGGCTATGATCCCTAACATAGCAGCCACACCTCCAGAAATCAGCCTTTCAATACTTGTAGTCATATCATTTTCTATTTAGCTCAAAAATACAAAAAATTTTCCATTCTTATTCACTATCAGCCGAATAAAATACAGCCGACAAGGAACTTCCTGCATCATACAAAATGTTACCAGATAAATCCCTCATAATGAATTTTTTAATGCGAGGCAACTGAAATATAGGTACAGTTTCATCTCTTTGTGGATAGAAATACAACGAAGGAACAGAAACTACTCCATCCGTATTTTTAACAATCTCCAACAAATCACTCCAAACTATTTTCTCACCTTGCGTCCAATACCTAAAATCCAAATACTTGGTTAAATTCACCTGTATATTTTTACGAACGGTATTTACATCGTAAGCTGAATCAATTTCTATACGGAAATCAACTCCCCCTTGTTCAAAACTGCTTCCTACGTAAAACCATTCTATATTGACTATCTCCGTGCCAATAACATTTCCAGAAAGATTAAGGTCTATAATCGGAAAATAAGGTGCAGCCTGTGTCAATAAATCATTCAATTCTGTTTGAGTAAGTTCTATCCCGTTTTGAGTAACAACTCGTATATAATATTTACCTCCTTCTCCCAAACCAACATTCATAACCCTCAGAATGTTAGGATTGAATTGCTGAAACAACTGCGTCAAATATTCAATAGTTGTTCTGCTCAGAATATTATTATTGTTTTTTATACGGGCTCTAAAGGTTTCATCATCCTCAACATCCTGTCCTCCTATTGCATAATATTCATTCGTGCATTCTATATGTCCCTGAGGAACTGGATTAACTTGATTAATGGTATTCGGTTCCACATTAGTATAAGAACCAGCCTGTTCGCTTCTTACTTTTACATAGCCATAATTAGGAGCATACGTTCCATCTGCCTGCAAAACCCCCTGAATCGTAAAATCCTCCTCAACCAGGAAACGAACTCCATTGGTATTTATAAATACAGTCCTATTCGGTCCAGTAGAGGAATAAGTAGTTCCATTCTGTCCATATACCCGAACAAAAGTAGAAGATTGCAAAGGAGTAGTTCTACGAGGACTCACTCCGAAAAGTGCGGCGGCTTTATCTAAATAATCTCCAGAAGCAGTATCAGGAAAAATCTGTGCTTCAATAATCAAAATATCTTTGATTGCCTTTTGCCCTACCTTTGCCACGCCAAAGGCTGTTCCATTCAACACAGAATTCTCGGTAATGTCTGTTACCTTATTTGTCTTATTTATAAATATTTCTATAAATAAGTTCTTAAGATTCTGTATCGTTGTATTTACTTTAGTTATCATAACTGAATTGTGTTTACCAATGATTCATTCGTAACTGAACGTGCCTCTATTTTCATAAAGATATTATCCTCTTTCCTATAAATATCCAATATCTGTACCTCTTTGAATCGGCTATCGTATTGGAACATATTTGAAATCGCCTTAAATATAATAGGATACTGCATAGCATTTACAGTAGAACCAACCATATCATTCGGCAACCCATAATTCGGAAACTCCGGAATGCCTCCTTTTTGAGTTTTCAGTATTGTATCAAACGCCTGTATTAATGCTGCTTGGAATTGAATAGTATCAACATCTCCATCTTTAAATGAAAACTTCTTATTGATATCCTTCCCCATAGATAGGCTCAAATAAGAACCGTCCTCTTGTTTTACCAATGCTAAATTATCCACTACATTATCTATCTGACTATTGCCTGCGTTATTAATTGGCATCACAAAAAGACCCTTAGAATCAGTAGGTGAATAATCAGTTTCCAAAAATTCATTCTTTTTGGCTATATCCATCCAATCGTCCTGTGGGTTTTCCAACGAGAACGAATTAGCAACCCCCTCAAACGTTTGATATGTCTTTAGAAGCTGGTTTACATTTATGGTAGAACTATATACTCCCAAACGGGAACTCCTTTGCCACCTGGAAGAATTTGCAATGGTCAATAATTTTGCCTGCACATCGCTAAAAACATCCAATAATTCCCAGGAATCCATATTATCGAGCATGTTTTTCTTCAGCTCAAATAACGGTTCTATCTTTTCACATTCTTTCAATAAAGAATTTAACTGAGAAAACACGTTGGCCGGATAATCCCCTCCGTTGTAAAAATCAATTATAAGAGGATATTGAATGCTGATAAAATCAATCGCACTTTCAAAAAATGCGGTTATGTTATAACCAGTCACCTCATAGAATCTGTCTAATGCTGCGTTCATGTAAGTATATTTGTAACTGATTTAACCACATCATTCACTCCTTTCTGTATAGCTGCGCTCGTTAAGGCGGAAACTAAATTACCTTTGCTTCCATCTTTAGTTTGGCTCAAAGGAGCTAAAATTGTAAGAGTAAGCGAATATCTCCAAATCATATTCTTACCTTGTTGCTGCGAAACTGTTAACCCTCCTTGTGGGACAGTTACTAAATAACTCTCCCCAAAAGCCATATTATAAAAATACAACTTAAAAGGTTTTCCAATAGAATCAAGTCCGTTGCTCTTGGATATTATAGCTTTCAAAATTTTGATTGCACCATATCCATTTTTCACATTCATATCGAACGAAGGAAAAGATAACATCAACCCACGTTTAGAAGATTTACCCTCATTGATTTGTGAAAGTTCATATTTTCCAGCCTTTACGCTGTACTTGCTTTTATCTGCCGAATCTGCATAGGCTACTCCGGTATCTAAAAGTATCTTGAAATACCTACCGAAATCCCCTTGTATATTTATTTCTTGAGGAACAAACGAAGGAGAAGTAAGTACCGTTATACCGGACGAAGTTTTCTTTACAGAAGTACGTTTCGGCTCTCTCTTGGTGATTCCTTCTGGCATGACAGGAAACGTAAGATAATCTATAGTTTTATCATTGGAATCTGTCAATTCTATCGCCATAAGATAAGCCTCAAAATCATTAGGGTACAAAGCCGAAAGGGTTGCCTTACCTAATTCAGTAGCAGCACCTATCGCCTTATTTGTTATAAATCCAACCTTTGAAGCCATAATCCCAAATTTTCATACAATATACAAAATAATTTTTAATCCGTAAACAAATCCTCTGCCTTAATTTCATCAAATTTGATACTGGAAATAGGCGTTATCGCCGCTGTTATATTAGTCTTATAGAGTGCAGCACTATCCGGAACTCCTGGAGCACTTGTAGAAGAATTCATCAAAGCTGCTTTCAAAATCATTATATACTGCATAATAGTATCCAACTTTTTTATCGTTGTTTCGGCCAATGCTACAGGCTCCTTCCCCCCGTTTACATTGACCTCTTTATCTGTTTCTATATGAATATTTCCCTTGTCAAGGGTTATAATATTTTTATCCCTGCGTAATTGCAAAGAATCTTTATCGGCAAATAATTCAGAAACAATTTCACTATCAACATCTTTCATTTTAACTGAAAGTTCTTCGTATGCAGTTACATCTACTTTGGAATTAGCCTTTATAGAAATTTCATTGTCAGCTTCTATTTCTATCTTACTTTCCTCTCCTCCGACACAAGATATGAAAATCTTATTAGGTGATTGGCCTGAAATAGAAATCCCCAAAGTTCCTTCCTTTGCACTTCCTGATATGCTTACTATTGCATTTCCATAAGAAACTTCATGAACCATTTCTCCATCTTCACGGACATTATAATTATCTGGTTCACGCAAAGTTCCTATAACTATAGGCTTTGTATTAAAATCATCCGTAACAAAAACAATAGGAGTTCCAGTCAATCCATTAGAGGGAGGAAACACCACATTATTTAATACTTCTTGAGTTATATAGCATTCATTTATAACTCCCCCACCCTGATCCAACATAATGGAAATACGAGATCTTCTATAACAAGTTTGAACAAACTCATCCCTGTCAATTCCCATAGGAATATATACATATCCAACCCCAATCTGAGGAGGAGTATTGTACTGGCCAAAACGTGAAACTCCTTTTATACTCATTGATTTTCTTCAAACATTTTTCTTTTAACAAAAAATTCAAAAACATCTTTATTAAATCCATAGGTCGCTGTCCCAAAAGAAGTAGCAGATGAATTTTGCCTTGTTTTTATTATATCTTTTCTTATCTTTTCTATATCAATTATGTTAAAATAACATGGTTTACTGGAAGTCAAAGTTCCTTTTTCTTGAGTTGTTTTAACTCCCTGAATCTTTCCTCTTGCATCAATTTTTGCCCCTGATGAATCAACATTCAATCCCGTGCTTCCTACTGGAACGTTTTTATAAGGATTAAAAATATAATCCATCAACATCCCTCTTTCAACTGTTATAGTAGTGGTTCTGTCTAAATTATTTCCACCAGCATAATTCTGAGTAACAGCGGTTACATAAAACAATTCATTTGTCGAATTTAGTTTAACAAATGAACCTACTTTTATTCTTCTGTCTCCATTTATGGTAATTGTCCCTTTTCGTGTAAATGGTAAATAACTATAGGACTGCACCAAGAACAAAAGGTCATTCAGTAAAGATTTTGAAAACGTATTGAAATTATCTTCTCCATCTTTACCTTTCAAGCTCTCCATAGAAATATAGACATCGCTTACCACCAATTTTTTATTCCCATATATTTGTGCAATTTCATCATAAAAAATTATAGGAACAAAGGCTAAAGAAGTAAACCCACTATTCGCAATAAAAGCATTTTGAGGATAAATTTGATACCATGAATAATACGTATTATCATAAGAAAGAGAAACAGAAAGTAAATCATCCTTTTCAATTTCTACATACAAGTGTTCGTCCTTTACCTGTGTAATAGACTCCATTGAAAACGGAGGCTGTCGTACTATAAAATCAAAAGTGTCAATATATGTATCCCCCCAAAATTCAACGAATGGATATTGGCATAGCCTTTGCATCAGGTCTTGTATTGTGCCGTCCGGATTTGCAAAAGAAGTATCCACTAAAGCACGTTTTTCCAATGCTTTTTCTATGAATACCTTAACTATTTTCCAAATACCGTTATTTCTATCAGAAAGCGAAAACAACCCCTGATCATTCATGGAAATAGAATCCGTTGTTCTGTCCCCATAAGATGAAAATAGATTATTGGAAACTATTCCTAAATTTGCCAACTGGCTAATTACAAAAGCAAATGTTTCATTTATACGACGAAAATCCCAGCTAAATATATTATCATAATTACCTGAAACAAAATTCCGTTTAAACCATTGAGAAGTCTTATCTCCACCATAAAACCAATTATCCTGACTCCCTTCGGTATTTTTCAACGGAATAAAATAACTGCCATCCTCTACGATGAGTTTAGTTAAATCACGACCACTAATTGTCAATAACTTATCATACTCAGAACTATAAGAAGAAATGACATCATCTACCAAACCTATCATATCCCATACCTTAAATTCTCCTTCTGAATTTTCTTCTGGTATATCTTCACTTTGATTCCCGAGCCTGCTGTTTGGTATTATAAGGTTTCCAGAATAAGTATTTTCCAACTCATTCTCTAACTTTAACTTTTCAAAACGTAAAAACACTATATCATTATACTGTATGTTTTTTTCAAAAAAATCCCAATTCAAATTACCGTCATAATCTTCAGTATTGAAAATATGAGTATAATCATATTTAGTTCCTTCAAAGGCTTCATTCGATAAAATAGGAGGAATCATTATTGAAAATGATCCCATCTCCTTCGTCTTACTGGTGCTGCAATTAATAACAAAAGGAGAAACATCCAATATCTTTTCCAATGCACGGCTATATATCCAAATTCGGACATTCAAATTTCGGTATTTTATCCCCTCTCCCTGCGGAACTGTTTCTGCCGGAACATAACCATCGTTCTCTATTAATTTCTTGTAATTTTCGCTCCAAAAGGCATTGAATCCTTTTTGTTCTAAAAATAAGTTAGCAGTAGGAATCTTGGATAAATCAACTACAATATTATTGATATTATAGCGAATATAAGTATTTGGTTTTATATATTTCGGTTCTCCATTGGCAATTTTTAATTCTTCTTTATTATATCTGGAAAGAATAGAATCTTTATTAGTATAAACTGATTCCTTTATTTCAATCCATCGAAGACCTAAAATCTGATCAACAGACAATCCTTCAAATACTTTATTATAATTAGCCAACTGTTCTATCGGCAAATTTTCCGTTCCTGTGTATTTAAAATTTCTTAGGATCATAATTTAAGGAGTTTTAGGTTTTGCTTCGCCATTTAACCATCCAGCAACTTTCATACCTACATACCACGTCAATCTATCCCATCCTGGTAAATCTATTCCTTTTGCTTGAGCTGCTTCTGCTATCTTACCTGCGGTTTCCCAAGATTGAATTTCAGCTGGCATCTTATTAACAATATCATCTACTTTGCCTAACATCTCGTTCATAACCTTAACAATGGGTTCTGCAACTGTTCCTATTTTTTCAAGCATTTGTTTTTGATAGGCTTCATTAGTTTCCATAAAACCTACCATTTTACTCGCTGTATCTAAGTTATAATCTCCGGAAGTGGCTTTTATTTTTTCAAATAAAGCATCCATATTTCCAGTATTGGAAAAATCATTTATATCGTTCTGAGAAAGGTTAGGGAATATAGCTTTAAGAATCATACGATATGATTCTTTATTCCCTGCCATACCTTTTATTTGTCCCAAAAAGGATTTCATAAAATCTTGATCCCCACCAGAACGAACCTTTTCAATATCAGCCATCAAATCGCTATACGTGCCATTAGGATTCAATCTCCGTGCGGTACGCAATAATAAAGCATTCGTAACATCATCCGTTGCTATAGCTTGTCCTGTGAATGCTTCTTGATATCTCCTCAGTTGTTTGCCCTCTGCTCCTGTGGCCTTTTGTATAGCCATCAAAGCACCGACCAATTCTTTAGAATCAAAACGACCCATAACATCCAGCTGTTTTTGGCTGGTTGAATTATAAGTGTCTACATATTCCTTTAATGTGGCACGAATTTCTTCTATGGGTTTTCCGGCTTGTCGTAAAGATTTTTCTATTGTTCCAACTATTGTAGTAGAACCAACTCCTCCTATACTAAAACGTTGAGAACCTTGTAATTGATTTATACTTCCCTGATCAAGCCCTGTAATGCGTTGCATTGCAAGGACGTTCGCTGTTTCATTACCATAAACACTAAACCCCTTACCTCCGGCGGCACGTATTAAATCGGCCTGTCTGGCGGCAAATTCAGAACCTGTAAGCCCCAAAGAATCAGCATACCCTTTAAAAGAGGCTTGGGAAGTTACTTCATTCAATCCCCTGCCTGTCAATTGGGCTAAACCTAAACTATTTTTTTCAGCTTGAGCTCGTGCTTCTAATCCTTTTCCTACTATTTCAGTTAAACCACTAACAACTCCCCCAATAACAGAAGAAGCTGCTCCCAAAATTGGATTTGATTTCATTAAACCAGACCCCAACGTGGAAAATAAGGAACTAACCACATTCCCAATCGATGTAGGTTTACCAATCACTGAATCTCCTACGGAAGTAGTTACATCTCTTCCTCTTCTCCTCCAAATTTCAGAAGCCTGAACGGTGTCATCGTGCTTACTTCTATCTACAGGAACTTTATTTTCATCTATTTTAGGAGGCTTGGTACTTTCTTTATCCTCTTTAGCAAGAATTTGCTGTAGAATGGTTTTGATATCATCCAAAATCTCCACAGAACCACCTTTATCAAAGTCAAAAGGTTGTGTTACCTGCGAAGTTACTTGTGCCTGTGCCTGAGAAGCAGTACGAGCATCTGTTTGTGTCGGCCGTTCTAAAGAATTTTTCTTCTCGAGTAAACGTATCTGTTTCTCTAAACTATTAATCCCACTCCTCCAAATCTGTTCATTCTCCTTATAGAAACTCAACAACTCCCTTGAAAGTGAGGCTACTGAATTCCTTATATCATTTATAGGAGAGGTATCGGCCGATACTCGTATTCTTTTGTCTTCTCCTGCCATTTTATTATTCTTTTGGTTTTATGCCAAATTCACGTCGGCAACGTTCCACAAAATCTTCCATCGTTTCATCCTCCGGAGGTACGACCACTTTCATAAAGTCGCCCTCATTAGGACGGTACTCATTTGCTTTTTTACGTTCCTCCTGCAATTCGGCAAACATCATATCTTCTACAAACTCAAAGTATTGGTCTATAAAAGAAGTTTCCCTGTGTTCAGGGGAGCCAAATGCGACTCCGTGTTTTTGTCGCCACCACCTGTCACAAGGAAACTTATTATTCCACCGAACGACATAATCACGTATATCGTCAGCGTTCATAATCCTTTACTTTTTTGGTACAGTAGACAGCATAACTCCCATATCATTAATGAAAGGACGAATCTTTTCCATATAAAGCTCTCTTAACTCGGTGTAGTCCTTTAACCCTAAATCAACAAAATCAACCTTTAAGTCGCTCGTTAATTCAGGGCAAAGCACTTGCATAATGATACGCATTTCCACCATGTAAGTAGCTTCCTGGCTTAAATAATCGCCCTTTAACATTGCTCCATACTGACCGTCGGTGTATCGCTGACGCAATACCTCCATCATCATATACTGACCAACATTAGGAAGAGATATCTTATATTCCTTCCCTTTGAATTCAAATTTTAACTCTGCTTCCATCTTTTCCTGTTTTTATTGTATTAATTTTCCGCTGTGGAAACGGGTTCACGGTAAACACCGCTAACATTGTATCCTGCGATTCCTTCTGTGGAAAGACTGAATTGTTTAGAAGTAACCAAACATTCCGGGATCATCACGACAGTTTGGCCGTCTAAATTCACTTCAGTAACTATTTTCGCATTGTTCTGAGTACGAATGGTCTTACGATAAATAACCAACGTAAACCCAAAATCACCTAATGATAAAGTATTCAATATTTGTTCAACGCTTGCCGCATTCCGAACCATATCTTGCATCCCCGGAGTACTAAAATCCAAGAAAAACATATCGCAAGAAAATTGATTATCAATAGCGACTGGTGGTAATTCATCAGCAGCTAACGATCCTAATCCACGAACAGTTGCTCTCTGAGTATTCTCTGTAAAAGTTACTGTCCGAACATATCCGCAAGTCTTATTCCCTATAGTAATAAGCGCATTAGGAGCTGTAAAAGTTCTTGGTCCTGCCATTTTTATATATTTTTATTGTTTAATTATCTGTCAACGAATGATATAGCCCGTAAAAAACAATTTCGTAATTTCATTGTTCACTTGGATTTTATATGTGGTATAATAATAATCCTCCTTCTTGGTCGTTACTACGTCCTTAAATGCGAGGATTAAATTATCCTGAGATATAGTTGCAACCCTGCTCTGAAGATAAGCAATAGTCCAGTTCTGTACGTCTCCCGCCCGAAGCGTATTTGCATTCACACCATTTTCATCACTGAGCAAATCAATCGAACTGTTTATAACGAGCTCTCTGTTCAGTTGATCTACTATCCGCATAAACTGAATAGAGAACGACTGTCCTTTGCTATTGAACAAAGTTTCATTATCCTGCAACGTATTTACACCCTGCAAAATCACGAAATTTCCAGTATCTGCATTAAAGATAGTAACTAACAATCCTCTCTTTAAGGCTTGTTTCTGTTCATCTTTGCTAAGAATGTGCCGTAATTTGTCTATACCGATAGATTTCTGAGTAATAGGGACATAAGGCGGTTTACCAGCCGTACGACCCACCATGGAAGCGAGATTGTACATAACTCCCCACCAGCGATAACCCGTACCAATCAACTCAGAAGCCATTCCTACTTCACCGTGTACGACTTGTACATAGCAATTATCAAAATTCTGAGCAACGGCTAACGATTCGCTGAATTCATCCTTTGTATTGTATGCACCAACCCAAAGGAAACGTTTGAAACGAGAATCATTATTTATATGCTGCAGAATCTTTTTATTAACCGTACCATAAGCATTAGAACCAAATTGGTCGGTGAATACCATGTTATAGTCGGAATCAGCTACAGCGGAAAGAACCTGATCTAAATAAGTGGTCGTACCTGCCGTATCATAAGTAATAGTTCCTCCGGTTGCAAGGTTTTCTCCTTCTTCGCTCCATGCTTCATAATTTTCTACATCAGCGGCAACAACAGCCCCCGTTCCAGTAACAGCCGAAGAGCTATCAAGAACGAAATAATTATTGAATGCCGCACTTGTATTCGCCCAATCCAATAAAGTTTGAATATTATCAAACTCGGGAGATTCAGCATAAAGGATCGGCTGAGAATTGAGAGCGGTTACTCCATCAAAAGGAAGATTATCTCCCTCATAAAGCCCTGTAAACGTACCTCCCCAAATCTGTAGAATGAATTTGGTAGGATCTTCTACTCCGGGAACAATGATAAAGCCATAACCAGAAGAAAGATTCGTTCCAGTTACTACACCATTAGCTCCAGTTCCCTCATCCTTACATTTTACCTTAAACGTACCACCATTCGCTCCTCCACCTGTAGCCTTAAACGTCATAACAGGTGCAGTAGTTTTAGCCGCACGCACAAAATAAATTTCGGAAATACCTACTGCATCGGCATTATTGGGATCAGGGTAAAACAACGGATCAGCAAGTTTATAGAATCCGCCACCCTTTATGAATTTCTTAAAATCATCAATGTTCGTAAAAGTGTAAACAGCTTCAGCTCCCGAAGCAGTTTCTCCAGCAATACCAGCACCACCGCCGAAATAGGCCGTATTCATATTATCCAATTTAGCATTGGAAAGGACTCCGGTGTCAATGACCAATACCTTTCCATAATCTAAATTACGAGCTGGATTTCTTTCTCCAGAGACAATGTTAGAATATGCTCCGGGTAAAGTTACTTGTCTATTATCAAAATATACAGTCGTCGCCATAATATCAATTATTTATTTTACCAAATATACAAAATTTTCTTATCTCTACAAACTTTAAATTCCATTTATTATTCCATGATTCCTGGCTCATATTGGAATTTTATGAAATGAGCAAGGTCTTCCGTGTTTATAGGAGGAACATAATTTTCACTTGAAAAATTAAGATTTATTGCTCTCATAAACAATGGAATAGGAAAAATATTTGACTCCGCAACCACTTCTTCCAGGCCAAATGAAATTCTTGTGAACTCTTTATTCAAGGTTTCCCATGCTGCCAAATACAAAGAATACAAGACTTCAGAAAGCAGTATTGATTCCAAAAAGTTTTCAGATACACATAATATCGTGAAGCTGAATTGTTTAGTATCACGGTACTCACCTAAATCATCCCCAATCCCAATAGACGGTTCAACATATCCCCCAATAGCGGCATCCTGATTAGGAATCCTTCTCGGTTCACGAACTACATACAAAGGAACATTCATACGGTCACGGGGGAATTCCATACTAACCCCTATCTTTCTTGAACTTTCAGCATTACGTCCATATATTCCTTTTGCTTGTTTAAAAAAATTGAAACTACCATCCTCAGAATCGCCCAAAACCTTATATAAAAAAGTCTCTTCATCTGAAGTTGCATTCTTCAAATCATTAGCGACCCAATCCAAAAGCCCCAATGTTATTTCCTTTATACGTGCTATCTGCATCATGATATATTCTTTAAGAAATCGTTTATAGCCCTTTCAGCGACATTACTTATGTCAGCTCTAACCAATGCTTTATCCATCAATTTAAGTGCTGTCATTCCTCCGTAAATCCAGCTATTGGAAGCCGATTTATCGCTCACCCTGCGGAACGTAAAATATCCTCCTCGATTTTCCTTTTTTGTAGAAGAAACATTCACCCTCACCAGCCCCTCATATTGAGCTGATTTATGCTGGTACTCTGGCATTACAATCCCATTCAAAACAACTCCAGGACGCACTCCTAATTTTTGGTATTGCTCCGGCAAATCACTCTTCTTTAAAGCACGTGGAGATTTATCTTTAGCTATCTGTTGTATTTCTTTAGGTAACACAGAAGAAAAAACAGAAGATTCGGCTACAGCCGATGAAGTAGCATGACGGAAAGGAATAGTCAAATACCACCCTCCGCCTATTTTTCTTTTTGCCTTTGGAGACTTTTTAAAGAATGGTTTCTGGTCGAAAGGCGGTGATCCGTCTTCCAACATCTTAACCAACGGACTATCTTGGTAAGAAAGTACGAACTCCGCCTCAGTAGGTGATTTACGCAAAACCACCATAGCTCTTTTATAAATTTGACGAGTAGAATGCAGATTATTTTCCACCTCTTTATTCCAAACCGAAGTATATTCGGCCACAATATTATCTATAATAGATTCTCCGAGGGCTTGACTTTGTCCAGCCGTCAGGGTGAATTCATCCACCACTTCAGAAATATCTATATTAATAGGTAACATTTGGATTTGAATTTATACCTGTTCCGTCAAAATTAGGTCGGTTTGTAACAATCAAATGACTCCTTCTTGCGATAGCATTAATGGGCAACTGAATAACTTCATACCTACCTGATTTATCTCTCCTCATAGAAGCCCTTATTTCATGAGGGAAATCCAATACATGATATTCTACCTTATGTTTATATGCAATAGAGATAGTATTATTTACACCTATTTGATCTGGATCAATTATTATTACATACGGATTTGTATCACTCACAGAATAAGAACCTTTTGGAAGAACTTTTAGGGGCAAGGTTGCACCTTGAAAAGACCATATCCCTAATATTTCCTGTACTGCATACATGGTGAAAATAAACATAGTCCCATCCTGAGCAGTACGTATCTCTAAATTCTCTGAATACTGTGCAAATTGATCGCTTAATGTTATGCGATCAAAATATCCTAAATGTTCTTTATCTCTGTCTCTCACCGTAACGGAAACCGTTCCGACAAGTTCCATAGACCAACTTTTATATTGATTAGTAGCATTCAGGCCAATCAATAAAGCCTGTGATTTGTATGGGTTTATATAAAAATATCCAGTACCTAAACAGTTTTCACAATTAGGTAATGGATGATCTCCCGTGCTACACGGGCAACGAATAGCTCTTTCAAATATAGCATTATAGGCATGTCCCCAAACAGCATTATCAAACTCATCCGGCCTGAATGCTACTTGTGCATAACCCTGAGCGGGTTGTGGGGTTGCAACCAAAATACTTTTTTCATCTGCCATTAGAATACGACAAATTTAGGCTCGTCATAAACGAGCTTTAATCTTTTCACACTTTCTTTTATCTGATTTTGATACAAAATAATTCTCGCACCATAACCCGAATTAGTGGCCGAAGCTGTAGAGCCTATTGATTGGCTCAGGCCGTCCACACTCAACGACTGACTTGCAATACCAGCTCCCAAAATAAGGTCTCCAGCTATACCCAAAGGTCCAAACGAAGCAACCATTCCAACGATATTTATTAAATCCATTGGAAGATTTTCAATATCAAAACCCGTTATGTACTGCATATTCCAGTAATCAGGAATATTATCAAACCTTTGAATCCCTAATTGTGCCGTTATACCTGTGAGAATAATATCGGCGTTTGCCTTTGCTGTAGAAGCCCCGTTTGGAACTACCGATATACGGCGCATGAATTGACCATAATTAGTCAATTGATTCGTGAGCCATTGTTGGGGGTAAACGGTTTGTTCCATCTTATTGAGCATCCCTATCAACGACATAGGCTTATTCACAGGGAAATTCGTACTCAATATAGGGAAGATTTGGAAATAGTCCTTCCTATTAAAAGCAAGGGTTTCCGTTTCTATCAACTGCTTCTGGAAACGTAAATTGAAATAATTTTCAATCTCTCGTTGAGCCGCTTCTATATAGAAATCCAAATTTTCATCTGCAAACGAAGTTCCGTCATTTGCCGTGATATTAATACCATACAGATAATTAGAGAATAGTTCTGCCGAGGACAGAACTATTCCCGAATTTTTCTTGTATTTTATAGAAAGAACAATGCTTCCCATTTTTATTATCTGGTAAGTAAAAATTCTATCAAATCAGCTTTTTTAGGATAAGGAGCAATGTCTTCATCGGTCAGGTTATAATCCTTTCCCTTTGCAAGTTCTTTGAGCTGTTTTACGGTTAAACCATTCATGGCCGCACGTAATTCCTCTTTGGGGTCAGCTTTTTCATCTACCTCAATTTCTTCCTTTTTCTCATCCTCATAAATTTGAGAATGAGTTCCTTCTTTTTCATTAGGGACTGCCTCTCCAGTTGCATTTGTAGCTTCCTCGTATGCTTTTTTCCAAGCCTCATTATCAACTTTTAATTTTTCTTTCTCAAGCTCAAGAGCCGCTACTTTATCCGTGAGCCGATTTACTTCCTGCACTAATTCAACCTCTCTCTCGCTTGCTTCTTCAGAAGCCTGTTTTTTTGGTTTAGGGGCTGCCTGTTCGCTTCCTTCTAAAAATATATTAGGGAAACCGCTTGCTAAAATTTCTTCAGCCTGTTCATCACTTACTTGGGCTTTTTCTCCTTTGAACTCAACGAAGAATTTTCCAAAATTCAACTTTTGATTTCTGTAAACTTTACTTACTAAAACTTTCATAACTTTTCCTTTTTTGAATTAATAAAAAAGGGAGAGGGGAAATATTGCATGAAAACCCCTCCCCCTCAAAACTTGTCTACGACCTGTTAAACAGCTCCGGTGGAGGCTTTCAGGTTGTAGATACGGGCAATTTTTCCGGGCTGGTATAATACCGGAGTACCATAGTTAAGTATAGCGAAACGACGAGCAGGAGACGTGATTGCGAAGTCCATTTTCATCGTATCGGCAAACTGCAGATACTCATTGATATCCGAAGAATTGTAATATACCAAAGCAGATTTCGTGCCTGCAATTATACGGTTACGGTCACGAACCAATCCAGCAGCACCACCGTCATAACCTGCAGCCAATTCCGAAGTAGAAACTTCAAAAATAGGATAAAGGTCGGTCGTTGCTAAATTAGCAGGGTTCACCTTGGAACGGTAAATCACGAAACACGTTGCGGGATACGGATCGTCAGTAGCAGCCGTGAATTTGAGGTTTACAGCCTGAGTAGCAGTTACAGCCTGTGCTGCGGACGAATTCAGAACAACCGGAGCAGATTCTCCATATTTGTTCTTAGCCGTTACAGCATAGAAGTAAGTACCTGCGTGAGTTCCGAATTTAGTCTTCGTGTCAGTTACTACAGCCACCGGGGTAGTTCCATCAGCTACCGGAGCTTTCGGAGCTTTTGCAAACGATTTCTGTGCCGTGGATTTAATCGGACGACGTTCGTCAAAGAATTTGTCATTCTTCACAGCTACCTGTCCGAACTGAGTAGTGATCGTATTCACCGACTGACCCATAGTGGCTCCGGTTACGCCATTAGGATAACCAACGATCACACGTTTCGATTCGTGGAACTGTTTTACGTACTGATTGAATACAGCAGGGTTAGACATGATACGGTCAATCTCACCGTTACGGTCGTTGACAACAGCCTGAGAAGCATCTTCAATCATAGAATCTGTCAACACTTCTCCATCTGCGTTGATCATGGAAACATCTCCAAAGTAATCATCCAGCATTTGTTCAGTGGTCTTACCAGCAATGTCTCCATAAATCTGATTGATACCGTTAAGATGCTGTTTGAATACACCATCAAAGGCAGTAGGAATCTTGCTGCGATCAGCATCTACCAGACGACGGTCAAGTATGGTCTGAAGAAGAATGGTTTTGTTCTCAACTTCCTTCGTGTACATGTTCATACCACCAGCCAAACGAGCCAGCATAGCAGGGTGAGTAACCTGACCAACTACACCCGTAAAGGCGGTGATAATCGAATTACGACGGTACAGAGAATCGGTTTCGGTAGGAGTTTCTCCTTCATTGTTGAAGATACCTACTTCCATACCGTATTTATCCAGCTGGTTGAACTGGTGTACGGTATTGTCGATTTTCTGGGTCGGCATTTCAAGCAAGAACACCAACTGGTTCAAACGGTTTTCCAATACTTTCAGAACGGCATCAAGGGATTCAACCTTTAAACCTCCTCCGGTATTCAAAACTCCGTCATACTGCATACCAGTCAGCAGTCCGGCTTCCATTGCTTTTATGATATCCTGACCAGACTGGCCGATAAATTCTGCACCCTGTCCGACAGCTTCTGAATAGTTAAATAAATCTTCCATCTTGTTTTCTATCTTAAATAAAATTAATCAGTTAAACGAATACCGTGTTCATTGAACAAATGGTATGCAACAGATTTTCCGATATAGGAACCGTCTGCATAAGGATCGGTAAGATAAGCCATAGCTTCAGCCTGGAGGCTCTTCTTGATTCCTTCATCTTTACATCCGTTGATACTCTTTGCTATTGCTTCTCGTACAGCGTTACGGTCTTTTGTTACACTCAAAACGAGTTTTCCATTGTCATCTCTTTCAAAGTTCATAGACTTTTCCAAAGTGGCAACACGGCCTAAAGCCTCAGATTTGAATTCGGGAGCTTTGTTTTTAGTACTTTCCATGAAAGATTTGAAAAGGTCTTTCATTTCTCCGAAACTGTCTGTGATAGTTTCAAGGCTCTTCTTAACGGTTTCCAGTTCCTTTTTCATTTCGGACTTTTCCATATCCTCTTCGGCCTCTTCTGCTTTGGCACAGTCTTTGCCTTTCTTGAGTTTATCTTTTTTGGCTTTTAACGCCTTGTCCTTCTCCTCTTCCCTTTCTTTTTCTTCACCCGATTCGAATCCTTCATCGTATTCATCTTCCTCGGTATGTTTCATTTGTTCAGCAGCTTCTTCGGCTGCCTTGTCGTCTTTCTCGTCAAACTCAGCCTTTGCGACTTTTTTACGAGACTTCTCCAACTTAATACCACCTTTTTCTATTTGTTCGGCAATATAAGCGGGCGAAAATCCAGCGTTAAGCATAGATTTTACCAATTTATTGTCTTCGATTCCTTCCATTTTCTTAAAAATTTTTATTTGTACTAAATTAATAAATATTTTTCAATCAACAAAATATTTTTCACAATTTTTTCAAAAAATCTTTGAAAACTTTTTCAGAGAGTTTGCCGTCCCTGTAATTTTTCAAAATAGTTTCCTCGTCTTTTGTTTTTGGCTTGCGAAAAACAGACATCTTAAAATTGCGATCAACCACTACCACATTACCATTCTCATCTTCATACTCTATTAAAATAGGTGAAGTATTGAAATCCTTTTCGGTTTCAAATTGATAGTCCACAAAATCTTTATTCTGAATTCCCTTTACCAAATCCAAATATGAATTACTGTTTACAGGGTTCATCGTCAAGGCTACATTGGTAATAAGTGCCTTTTTAATCTTTTTAGGATTATTCTTATCCCTCTCTATAACTTTTCCCTCAATAGACATTCCGGGTTTACGGCTGGAACCAGATTCTTTCATTTCCAAACACTTGTCCCAAAAAGCTCGAGCCTCAGGTGATTTCTTCCATAATTTACCCTTAACCCAAAATTTATTATTGGTTACTTTTGCATCCAAAGGTTCTCCCACCCAATAACGAGATTTCTGGCTGTCTGCTCGGGTTGTAAGATGATCCAAATTGAACAAACCGCTTTTCTTGAAATAACTTATATCAAAACCGGACGGCTCCATTACTTCACCATCTGCATCGGTTGAAGAATCTGAAGCAATTCCTTCGAAAATCATGTTTTCGTAACGGCGTTCATCATCTTTTTCAAATTTTTTAGCCTTTTCAATATCGGCGGGGTCAACACCTATGAAAAAATTAAATTTTTCTTCCATACCTAATTCTAATTAAATAATTATTCTTCTTTATATCCAGGAGTAGAAACTGTTATTCTAAAATCATCAATATATTTATCATTATTCAAATTATTTTCAGATGATTCTTCTATTTGTTTATTATCATTTAAGTCTAATGAATTTCCAGTTCCAAAATCTGAAAATAATGGAATCTTATTCCATGAAGAATTAGAATATTTATAAACTTCTACAACAGATCCCGCATTTGTAATTAATCCTATTGAGTTATTTGGTACATTGGTTAATGCGTTCAATTCTTCTAATGATGCTTTTTCATAATTTGTTGGAACAGAAATATTTATTTCAGCATTTTTTATTCCGTCATATTGAAGAGGGTCTTCTATCCAAGAAAAAAAGTTTAAATTTATATTTACTAATCCATTCTGATTAATAGAAGTCGTATGGTCTTCTGATTTTGAATCAACAAGACTTATTTGATCATTAATAGATTTAGAAAATGGTGTTGCAATCGGTCCTTCTTCTATTTTCACGTCTTTTACTTCTATCCAATCATCATTTATTTCTCCTGTGGGATTTCTTGTAGAAAATACAAGTCCATTATTACAAGAAGATTTTAATGGAGTAAATGTAATTGTTTTACGTACAAAAGTAGTATCGGTAGTAATTTCAACCCAACCCATAACTACATTATCAGCTCCTGGATTTCTAATTCCAACGTATCTTGTAAGACCATCATTAGACATTATCGCAAAAGATATAGTATATTTTTTAGTTGTATCAAAATTAAAATTATTAGAAGCTGAAACTGATTTATTTTGAAGAAATGACCAAATATTTGTTTGGGATGATTCCGCTCTAATTACATCATCAGTTATAGTTATTACTTCTCCAGAAACACCAGTCCAAAACGATGAATTATCAGAATAATCATGTAAATTATTATAAGACAATAAATTTTCTCCTCCATTAACAACAGTTGTATTTACAACAACTTCATCTAAACCAATTTTACCTTCATCTGGAGTAATTGTAGTTTGACCGTTTTGTGTTATATTTACAGTTTTTGTTTGTAATTCTAAAGGACTTAAATCTACAGCAACCTTAGATAACGCATCTGCGCCCTCATCTGGAGTAACTTCTATTCTTGAAGGGGTTAATGAATTTACAAATTTTGATTTTTCTTGCAAAATAATATCTTTTGAAATATTTTTCCAAGAATCATTATATTCATAAACTTGTGATGTTTTATTTTCAACATTATTTGTTGAACATTTCATCCATTTATTTAGTTGAAGATAATTGTCTACAGATTCAGTTGTTATTGAAAAACCATTTATATCGATGATATAAAATGTATCTAATGTTATTGTAGAGCTTAATTTTACATAGTTATTTGAAAATTCAGCAGGGTCTGATGTGTTATAATTAAATATAGGAATAAGATCTTCAGAAATAATATTTTGACCTATAAAAAAATCAAGATAATTATTAGAATTATTTACATAAATAACTATAGCTCCAAATATTGCAAATATAAAAATACTATTAGGTGGAATGTGAATATTACCATCTTCATATATTCTGGATTCTTGTTCACTATTTGATATAACAATCCATTTACTTTCATTAGCAAATTGTTCAAGTATAGACAACAAATCAAACGACGTATCAAATAGTAAAGCGTTTGTTTCTATTCCAGGAGTAAAAGATTCAAATACATTTTCTTCTTCCTGTATTAAACCTATAGTTCCGTTTACTACATTATCTGTAGGTAAAGAATCAACCGAATTTACTTTTATCAGTTGAGAATCAGATTTTGAACTAACTCCAGGTTTATATCCTATAGAAATACCATTCATAATTAATAAGCTATTGAAAAAGAAGAAACAGTAGTTCCATCTATAATTATTTTAGTAATACGATATGGCAAAGCACATCCAATATAAGCATTTATTTCTGCCTCAGAAATAGTATAGTATTCATCTCCTTGCTGTGCCTGTAATTGAACCTTTATAGTTCCAGCGGCCAAAGGTATCACATAGAAATACGGGCTCTTCATAGGAGGATTTACAGGTACTTTATCCAGCGTAACGTCTTCCGCTGGCAATGAAGCGTAATTATACGCTCTTCTTACGATAGACGGGGTAACGGGGAAACCGTTTGCATCAACCTGTATTATCGGACTGGCTGCTCCATATCTTGGTAAATAGTTCTCGCTCATCTCTTTATTCTTTATTAATTTGTTCTAAATCATTTTTAAAATCCTTTAAAGTACGTAAATGTTCCTCTTCATCCTTAAGGATTTCCATTGCTATAAGATAAGTAACCGGATCATATTCCTTAGAATATTCACATAATCCTTTATACCTCTTAATAGCGTCTTCTTCTGATTTTATATTTTCATCTATTAAAGTAGAAACATCGTAAGGAATTCTGGGTGCAAAAAATTTACCTTCTGCTACTTTTTCCCATTTATCAGGAGAATTTACCTTTTCTATATCCCCACCTAATTCACTTATACGCTGAATCAATTTAGAAGCATGATCATTTAATTCATCATCTGCCTGTTCTAAGAAAGCATTTTCAATACTTTTACGCTGCCTTCCACGCATAAAATTTGCTACAATATAATATTGCCACCAAGCCAGAAGTTCTTCAGATAGAGCTTTATACAAAATTTCTAAAACCCCACCCTGTTCTTTTGACTTTGTAAAAAACTCATCCTTTTTAATATCAAACTTATTTTTTACAAGATCAAAAAGTTTTTTAGAATATTCAACATCTACCCTTTTTTTAGCTTTTTTAAATCCTTCATCGTCAAAAAATCCAGATTCTTTATCCCAATGGGTTAATGTAGCTTTATCACCATCCCTATTTACAGTCACTTTTTCTCCAGCAGCAGCATCTTTACCCATTTGTTCAGATCTTTTAGGATCCGAATATTCTTTACGTTCATTTTCAATATCCTCTTCCCAATCCTTTATTAATTTCTTGAAAGACGGATCGTCTCCCATAACATCCTTAATATAATCAAAAACTTCACCATCAATTACCCTACCTTTTTCTTCAACTCTTTTCCACCCATTAGATTCTTTACGATATAATCCATCTTTTCTAATACGTTCTTCACCAACTTTAGCCCATTTTCCCTTATTAAGAGTATCTAAATTTTTTTCTTCACCATCTAAACTTTCTTTAGACAAAACTTCCCCTTGTTTGTCCATAGAAACAGCTTTCTCCTCTCCTTCTTTTCCTTTAGTAATAGAATATGAAGAATGGCTGGAACCGCTTATCCCATCAAAATGACGTTCGCCACTTTCTTGATAATTAACTCCCTTTTCTGTATCTTCTTTTCCATTTACCCAATCCTCAGGTAAGTGTTCCTCCCATCCTTTTTCTTTGGCACGGCGTAAAAGGTATTTCTTTACAGCAGCAGGATTCTTCGCTCTTCCAATAGAGCGTACTGCATCCTTAAAATCTTGCAAAGAAGCAGTAGGAAAACTTCCATCGGGCATTGCTTCACCTTTGTCCGCTAATTTTTCATGTTCTTTATTGCTGAAATAATGCTTGTTTGCGGCCTTTGTTAATTCATCTTTTTCATGAGCCTTTTTAAGAAATTCATCAAAAACTTCCTGAGAAATTAAGCCATCAGCAAAAGCCTTAAGAACAATAGCCTGTTCTTTTTTCTCCTTACCCCACGGACAAACTATTTTATTCAAATTGTAAAGCATATTTTCATACTCCCAATGATAGTCGTCCATCTCTTCTGGCTTAACCCACTTCTTATTACTATGCTCTCTGGAATTGAGAGTAATAGCATAATTATAGAACTTATCCCATTGCAACCATATTTCGAAATATTCAATTTCTACTCCGTCCTTTTTATAAGTACCAACCTTTACAAAATCATGGTCAGCAAAATCCAGACCTGTTTCTTCCTTCAATTCACGGCGAGCAGCTTCTTTAAAACTTTCACCGACATCAACATGTCCTCCGGGAATACACCATCCTTCTTTAGAAAAATCATTCTTAACTCTTTCAAGTATGAGAACTTCTCCAAAAGGATTCCGTACTATAATATCAGCATATTTGATACCGCCTTGTTTTGCTTTTAAGATATCAAAATAAACCGACTTCGTTATTTCACCCTTTTCGTAAGATTTCTTAAACAGGTGCATAGATTTTATCACCTGTATGTCTTCAGAAATTTCATCGTCCTTTTCTAACTTAGACATCGCTTTCTGTATGGAAGTACGGCGGTTGCACAAAGAACTAACTTTAGCCTTGTGTGTGGTAATGAAACTATCATAACTTTTTAATAGCTCCTGTTTTTTATCCTCTTCCATTTCATCCAAGAAATCAATCTTAGATTTTTCGATCATAAATTCATCCGAACATGCTGTAGCAGATTTATCTATATCGTCCATTTCAGCCAAATACTCACGATATTCATTGAGCTTTTCTTTAGCTGAACTTATTCCTAAAATTTTATCTAAAATTCCCATTTTGTTTTCTATATTTTCCGTTAAATATACAAATTTTTATTCAAATAAACAATAAAACAAATTAAACTTCAAAATGACGATCTCCAACATCAATCCTAACTTTTGAAGTACGATGCACCCGTTCATCTGGATTAACTTTAGGGGCTCTGAATCTTCCTTCTTGTTCATCCCATACCCATCCTTGTGGAAGAAACTTGATCTCACAACGACAAAAAGGATGCACAGTTGATTCAGTAGGCTTCCAATCCGCTACTTTCTTTCCTATATTCGTTCCATTTGCACGGAGCTCGCTCAACTTAAATACTTTTGGACGGCTACCTATACCTCCTGTCAAAAAAAGCCGTATGCAATGCCTACACGCTCCAGGAAAGACCTCTTTATACACCAACGCATCAACGCCATGTTCGTCTTCTATAGTTTGTGCATTACCAAGATTATATATATTCTGTAATTCTGTTTCAACAATTCTTCCCCAATCCCGCTGCCAATCATTTAATCGGCCTGCAATATCGGAAGTAATTTTTTGAACTGCCTTGCGTTCCAATACAGCGGAAGTCAATTCCTCTTTTATTACTTTTAAACTTTCTGCCTCTCTTCTCTTTGTGGCAAGTTCCAATTCTGCCTCACTTATAAAGTTAGTGGTCATTTCCTTCATACGTGTTCCCAATCCTTTTATATAAGAATAGGAGCGGTTTGCCACTATTTTATATTCTTCGATTTCCCGCTGTGTAGGTATATGGTATTGATTTCTTTCAAGATAAGAAACAAAATCCTTGTAACTAATTGTGCCTATTTGATTAGGTGTCAAAATAGGAACAAGCCTACCGAATAAATAGGCTTGTTGGGCTGGTGGAAAGTTTATAACTAAACTATCCAAATTAACCTTATACTTTTTCAATAACTCCTTATCAGCATCGGTCAGCATTTCCTTCCCTAAAATAGACGCAACAAGGACACAACCTTGGAAGTCTATGTCCTCTAAAATTAAGCTGACTTGTTCTGGCGTAAAAAGCATATCAAGGCACTATTTCCATTTCACTCATTTTTGAACTTTACCATCTTCTTGACCATACTTTCAAAAGTAGCATTGAGGGTCTTACTGAATAAACGCTTGGCAATATCTTCGTAACCGTTCACTATTTTAGGGTAACGAACAGGGTCTTTTACTGTAGGGTGCTTTTTATCCTGCAGAACAGGTCGTTTCATAACGATCTTTATTCCCCCGTATGTAATTTCCTTTGCCATGAGTTTTTATTTCTTCCCCCAATGACTTCCAATGTATTCCATGGCTGTGTGAAGAATAGGATTAGCAGCATACGATTTTTCGGCTTGCTGTTCCTCCGTTAATTCTTCTTCAGCATATTCTTCTTCAGGGGTTTGTTCATCCGTAAAGTTCATATCCTCTTCCCCTGTGTATTCATCAACAGCATCATTCATCCCTCCTCCATACATCTTTTGTGCTTGGGCTTGCTGGAAAACACTATTGAGGATAGTATCTTTCTTTTCATCAAAAGGACGTCCGGAATACTTCTCGAATATATCCTGCATTGCCACCATTCCAGATTCCAACTTAATTTTATCAAGTTCCACCTGAGAACGTTCATCTTGAATTTCTATACCTGTAAAAGCAAATTCGAGATCACTATCTATTTCCTCAACTATGTACTTGTTAATAACATTCTGTAGGAAAACCAACAACGGAGTCAATCCCTTTTCACGAGAATGGGCAAGGCGTTCACGCTGGCCGTCTTGTCCGAATATACGCGCAGCTCCTTCAAAATTGAATCCTAACTCACTCGGATCAATACGGTAAACAGAACATACCATAATGATTAAGAACTTAACCCATTCATTAAATTCCATATCTCTATTGGTATGTTGTAAATCTATCCATTCCAGATCAATACCCTGTAGAACGGGAACACGATGGCTGTTCTGAACACCCATCATTGTTTGTGTCCAAATCTGACGGAAATTGTTCAGTACGTTGTTATCAATGTTACTATTTTTTACGTTGATAAATCCTTTCGGTTGAGAACCCTGTTTAAAGAAGTTTCCGTTATACTGCATCCCCCATAACACCCATGTTATAATTTCAACGAGGGTCTCCAGTTCAGAAGTACCGTAACCGTTCTTATATATATTTGTTCCCTTATTTCTCACTCCAAAGCCTAATTGCCACGGATAGAAAAAAGTATATTCCCCCGTTCTGGGGTCACGGAAAATATTACCATCCCATATCATAGCATACATAGGATAGTATCCTTTAAATTTATAGGGTTCAAATCTTTCCCTGAACTTTGGATCAACAGCATCCAAATACCTCACCAAAGAGGCATCTATGGCTTTAAACTTATCCAATTCAAATCTGTCATTACGTACCAATTCAAAAGCAAGCTGATCCAAAGTAAGACTATCACGCAATATTTTACGAACAAAATCCTGGAACGTGTCTACATTATCCCATTTGCGGGTATTTCCACCATGTTCCAAAAAGTAAACTATATACTCTGCTATCTTCTTTTCTTCAGGGCTGAGTTCTGCATTTGCATCCTCAAATAAAGACTTCTTTCGGCGTATAGTGAATCCCTCTTTTTGTTCGTCTGTACTGAATTTTAAGAAGTTTTGAACTTGTTCAATTCTGGTATTGACTACTGCCTTTACAATAAAAACTTCCCCCATTCTCTGGAGAACTGTAAAAGGCAAGCCATTAAAAACCTCCTTAAATCCACGACCACTATTTGAAAAACCATTAGGATCAAAGAAAAAGGCTTTCATCTTTCCTTGTTCTATCTCCTTATTGGCTTTTTCTAAAACATATTGAGCACGTAAAACTTCTTCTACATTGGTAGAAGCAAGTGATTTTCCTAATTTAGCTTGGAGAACCTGCGGAAGAGTTTGCTGTAACAGAGAAAGTTCCTCAATAGGAAGTGCGTCAACCCCCTTAATGATATCAGTCATCGAGGGGGTTGCAACACGTTCAACCTTGTTCTTCCTGGCCTTTGACATAACAAGCAGATTAAGCGGTTATGCTGATAGCAAGCGTTTTCTGAATAGCGGGATAATCCTTAGAAACAATCGTAACCGATCCGCTGATCGCACCCGTTACTCCGGTTGCATTTACCGTAACTGTTTTATTAGAAGGGGTAATTTCTACACCAGCAATCGTTCCAGCTACTTCAAATCCCTGAGGAAGATAAGCATCATCCGGAGTGGGAGCAATAGTTACTTCCACAGGAGTATCTTTAGCAGACATAGCAATCGTCACTTCAGCAGGAGCGAGGGCTATGCTGTCCAAAGGAATAACCAGAGAACCATTGGCCACCAGATTTATCATCTGGTTGTTTCCCCCCTGCACCATTTTATCAAGAGTCAAGCCTTTTTCCTGTGCGAACTGAATCAGAAAAGATTCAGAAGTAGGCTCTACATTGAAATTGAAACCTAACTCAACCAACTCTTTAGAAGCCGAGGGGGTTTGAGTTATAAAACAATTATCCTGCGTTCCTGTGTTATCGGTTAATAATTCACCGTATATAGTGGTATCACCTGTCTTTCTGAAAATGTAAACTACCATCTTTTTAATTTATAAAATTAATATATTATATATGTAATTTCTAAATTCAATTTTTATTTTTTACTCCAACTATTCCATCAAAGTCATCTTTTAGAAGAACTTTCTAAATTCTCCTTTTTCTCTTTAGAACGTTTTCTTACATAATCCATGATATCTGAAGCAACATCTGAAACCTCAACCTGCCCTTCTTTAGGAAGGAATCTTCCTTTTATACCATGTTTCATATAGTTGCTAACATTGGGGAGATCTTTAATTTCATCAAATGAAACTCCAGCAAGTTTAGCTAAATCTTTTATATGGCCTTTTTTATCCTTTCCGCCATATTCAGATGCTCCTTCTATCTCTATGTTATGATACAGATTGCGTCTCAAATCATCATATTCAACTTCTTTTTTAGAGGATTTATTTTCTTCCTCTTCACCATCGGCATGTCCTTCTCTCTTCTTATAAGGCATCCCTACACGGTGCAACCGACGATTAGTAGGGTTATCAGCATAGCGTCCGGTACGCTGGGCTTTATCAAACCATTCTACAAGAGGCTCCCTATAAAATAATAAAGACTTGGTAAGATCATCATTTACAACGATTTGTCTTTTTAAGTCATATAATTCAACAGCTTTTTCCAGCCGTTCTTCATCATCCAGTTCTCCAGATTTTGATTTAGCAATAAAATCGGTTTGGAACGCTTTAACTACATCAGCCGTAAATATTTCATACCCATATAGTTTAGCTTCCTGCAAAAACTCCTTACGAGTCTTCTCTCCTTGATTTATATAACTCATTTTTTAAAAAGGTCTAATTTTATGCTAATATACAAAAATTTCTTTAAACAAAATAATTTTTCAATTATTTTCTGCCTGCTCTCTTTTCCTCTATCATTTAAGTTTCTGTATCCTGCGTTCACGCTGTATTAGGGTCAGGCTTCCTTCCTCCGCTCGGAACTTATCCCATGCTTCTTGTAATGGAGTTTTTTCTATTTCTGGCAATGGTCGGCCACGTTGTTCTAAGAAATCAAACATCTGTGACCAATAATCATCATCCTTTTTACGTTCCTCATTTCTGGCCTTTGCCATTTGGTCATAATCAGCTTTTTTAGTTTCCAATTTCCGGAACTCCTCTTTGGTATTTCTACATACATCTCTGAATATAACTTCCTTTACTTCAAACAGTTTTTTCAAATGTTCATATTTAAAGTAAGAATACACCAGCCCGTCAGTATTGTAATAATAATCCATCATCTGGAAATAGGCATCTTCGTACTCCTTTTTAGCAGTTAAATATTCTTTGGAATGTTTCATTGCTTCTTCCCTTTTTTCTTGTTCTTGAGGAGTAATTTGGGTCTTTTTCAAAGGAAAATTATTATTCCTAACCCACTTGTATTCCTTGGTACGTTTATCTCGTACTCTTCTCAATCCCTCTTCTCTCAAGATATTTTCTATTATAGCACGGCGTTCACTTACATCTGGAACCCAATAAACATTCGGACTTCCAGGAAAAGCCTTTCTTTCTATGCGTAAAAGCCCCATTGAACACAATTTGTTGATACTATTTCTAATTTTTTCTCTTTCTACATTTAACCAATTCGCTAAACATTCATGAGAAGGAAAAAATCCGTCAACTTTCCTAAAATAAGAAAAATACAGTCTGTCCAAAACCATTATGTCAATAGGGTCAATCTTGTGCCTACGACTATATTTGTTCAATTGATAATAGCAGGATGGAACATAAGCATAGGAATTGCGAATGGTGGTTTTGTATTTCTGGAACCATGCTTTTTCTTTTCCAGACATTTGTTGATAATCTACATCTCCCTCATACAACTTGTAAAACCAACCCTTTAAACTGCATCCACGAAAATCCCATGCACGTAAATTCTTTACCCGTATATAGGACGGTTCAAGTGAGCTTCCTTTTTTATTTACTATTTGAAATTCTTTGGGGTAATTTCGGATCGTACGATAAACTTCTCCGATACTGCACATTGCGAACTGCCTGATCTTCGTTATTCTTTCCTCAAAGCATTCAAATTTCTTTCCACTTACTTTTACTATAGCAGCAGCAACAAGCCGTTCAGTCGGCCTCATTCCTAATAAATCAGTGTATCCACTAACTTCCAAAAACATACCTATGCAATATTTTTATTTTGGTAACAAATATAGAAGGTAATAAGTTCACTCCCAAATTTCAACCAAACTTTAACTAAAAATTCTCTCCTCTCCTCTCCATAGCCCTATTATTTTTATTATTCCCCCATTTATAGCCCTCTTATATATGCGCCTATAATTTTCATATATCTCTCTATTTATATACCCTACTCCTATAAATCTCGAAGAGAAAAAGATTATAAAAATTTATTTTTATATGATTTGATTGCGGAATTTGTTTGTAACTAACTGAATGTCAATACTAATATTTCTATAACAAAATATAACATTGGTAAACTTGCACAATACAAATACAGTTAGTACATTTGTAAAAAATTACAGACATGGAAGATTACGAAGACGACGACGAAACATACGAAGGAATGCAAAAGATTATCGACAATTTGATTGAAGATAATTTAGGTTTGCAAGAAAAAGCCAATTACTGGATTGAAATGGCTCGTTCCCTTAAGAATGAAATTGATTTCCTTTGTGAATATGCAGGCCTCCAGCCTGTTTGGTGTGATACTATCAAATTGACTGGAATACCTCATACTCCAATTTCACCAGATAAATTCAGGAATGCACTTATACAGTATCTAAAAAATGGTATAAGAATTGATAAAGCAATTTCAACAGAAAAAGAATTCAATCAAAATGAATACCTCCCTTATAGAGCAGGAAAACGCAGTATTGCGAGCAAAAATAGCAAGTCTAAATAAAGAACTTGATTTTTATAAAAGGCTACATGCAGGACAAGAATATGAACTACCTGAAGAGGAAGAAGATTATCCAGAAACAAATAACTCCGAAGAAGAAGAATTAACCCCTGATGAATTGAGGGAACAGTTAGAAAAACGTGGTGCATTATATTTTAGCAACGGAAAAACCGAAGGGCTGGAAAAACTTTGGGCTAAAAAGATGCTTTTGTATGTAGAAAACGGATATTCTGAAAGTTTTACATGTAAGTCCTGGAGAGATGATGAAAATTCATGTTACCATGTGGAACACGATTATCCGCTGTTCTTTCCTATAACTGCCGAAATGCTGGCAAACAGAAATATATTTAGATTTAAACCAATAGAATAAATTCATTAACTTAATAAATAAAATTATGAAAAATTTCGTTTTATTCACCCTATTGACAATTTCAATAGCAGCATTTGGTCAAACCAAACAAGAAAAAAGATTCTGTTATGTAGGAGTAACACTTGAACAAATTCAAAAAGACTTCCAACCAAGCCCTGATCCGGATTCTCCTCCTTGTCCTGTATATGAACTTACATTTGAAGGAATTTACAAATTAGACTTTTTATTTAGCGGACTTTCTGATTATAAAATTTGGGTTATTCCGATTGCAGATTGCAACTTCCCTAATTATAGAATGTTCTATATTAAAGATGGAAAATGTGAAATAGAAGCACTCATAACGGAATATAAAACTATTGCAGCGGAATTTGTCGCTCCTTATTGGCCTTATTTGGAAACTTCTTTTCCGGAATTAAAAAGCGGCATACCTATACCTATCCAAAGCATAAAATCAGCACCAGAAGCTACCAAATTGAGATATGACAGTAATTACAGTAACCTCGTCGGACATGTTTATACTGTTTGGGTAAAATAATAAACACTTCTACAGATATGACAATCGCATTTGATTTTGATGGAGTTATCCATAAATACCGTAAAGGCTGGCAAGATGGTTCAGTATATGATTCTTTGAATTTTAGAATCCTTTACCTTATAGAAACATTAATTCACAAAGGACATAATGTTCTAATATGCAGCACACGAAACCCCCTACCAAATCAAAAAAGCTATCAAAAAGTACAAGAATAGGAAATTTGATTTTTACGGATTTGAATATCCCATGCAAATCATTCCTTTTTGGAAGAAATTCTGGAATAAAAAGAATTGTTTAGGTATTACACGACGTAAAATTGTTTGGGACGTACTTGTGGATGATCGTGTTATCCCTTTTGATATGCGTGACCATAATGGAAAATATTACAGTTATGATGATTTAATGGAAGAAATTTTAAATTTCAAACCATTTAAATACAACTAAATCAAAATTTTTCCATAAAATTCACCGAAAATTCATTTAGAATTTGTATATTTAGTCAGCTTTTTAGCTGACTTTTCCTGGTTTGCCCCTGTAGCCGAACGATGGTTACAGGGGCTTTTTGTTAAAAATATGTTAAAATCAACAAAACACTTGCTAATTACAAATATACTTACTATATTTGTATTGTCAAGTTAAAACAACAAAAATCATGGAAACGACAATCGAAATCAAATCCATCTACGGAGATGTGCTGTACAAGCACACCTGCGAGGACAACAGCGTCAAAAAGACGTTGGAGGAAGTTGTAAAAAGCCACTCGAACTTGATCGGCGCGGACTTGCGCGAAGCGAACTTGATCGGCGCGGACCTGTGCGGAGCTGATATGCGCGACGCTGACCTGCGCGGAGCTGACCTGTACAACGTCAAAGCAGATAGCGCCACAGCAATGTTCTTTCCCCAGTGCCCGGATGGTGAGTTCATTGGGTATAAAAAAGCGGAGGGAAAAATAGTCAAGTTGCTCATACCAGAGGACGCGAAACGGTCGTCAGCAACCACGCTTAAATGCCGCTGCTCCAAAGCGAAGGTATTGGAGATACAAGAGATAGATGGATCGCCGTCGGAGGTGAAAGAGGTGCGATCGAACTACGACAAAAATTTTGTCTACCGCCTCGGAGAGACCGTCTGTGTGGAGGACTTCGACGATGATCGATGGCATGAATGTTCGATAGGCATTCACTTTTTTATCTCCCGAGAAGCGGCGGTGAGCTACGAGGGATGACCGCTCGCAAAAGGAGTATTTCAAGAACAGAAGCCGCTTGTACCTGCGCGAGAGCAAGGAGCTGGAGCAAAAGGTCGATGCGGAGATAGAACGGGTGGAAAAAATGCTGGGAAGATGAAAAACGAAAAGGCAAAAGAGTTTCTGCACACCAAGCAGCTTATCAGCAAGGTATCCGGTAAAGGCACGTGGGACAAAAATCCCTATGTGTTTGTGTATGATTTTGAAATGGTAAAATAAATGAAAATTAACTATAACAAGAAAAGAAATGAAAAGGAGTGAATATAAAATCGGAGAATTTCTTTATGGAATCCCAAGCGACGAAGAATCAGCTAAATACAACCCAGAAAACCAACGTGTATTCATCCATACTGGATATATAAATGGTGATGGATATGGAAAATTGATTGGCTGGAATGATGGAAAAATAAAGAAAAGTACAGGATGGAATAATTGGTGTTGGGGAGATTCGGTAAGAAAGGCCACCGATGAAGAAATAGAACAATTTATGAACCAATTAATGAATCAAGATGTTATAAAATACTACTGATATATCAAATGAATTTAGAGTCTATCAAATTATAAATATATTATGAGAGAAATCAAATTTCGCGGGAAGCGAATAAAAAATGGGAAGTGGGTATATGGTAAATTGTGTGCAAAGTATCTTAAGCCATATTTCCGTGCTGATATTACCATTAAGTTTGATATATATATATCAACATTAGGCGAGTACACGGGGCTAAAAGACCAATTCGGTAAAGAAATCTATTCCGGAGATATAGTTAGTTGGAGATTAAACTCCGAACATGATACCTTTCTTAAAGGTATTGTAAAATGGTGTGATTATATGGCCGGATTTGCTATTTACAAATCAGAAGAAGATGATAATCCTTATGAAACTGATTGGTATAAGGTCGTAAAAAATGGCGTAGAGGTTATTGGTAATATATATGATAATCCAAGATTAATTAAATAAGAGTAATTAATGTCTATAAAATGCAGATTTTTGTACCATACGCAAGTCCATTGGAGACCAATCGAACATAAATAAAAAACAAAATGAAAATAAATACACCATATCGTTTATTAGTAAGTACTAAAGAATTAAAGGAAGTATTATTTGGATTTCCTTTACCTGAAAATATGGAAATATTAAATGAGAGATGGACTGCCTCTTATTTAACTTCGGAAGAATATAATAGGCAAATAATGAAGCCAGATTCTTTTTGGTATTGCCCCTATACTGGATTAGATGCAATATTTGATGATCGTTATTATGAAGAATTTTATAGATTATAAATTATTTTAAAATGGAATACGCAGAAAAATTTGAATTGGTTTATTTACCCTATGATAAAGAGGGTATGAAATCAGCTATTTTTAGAGAAAAGAAGAAGCAAGCTGACCGTAAATATTTGGGCTTTGTAAATGACAGCCGTAAAGGTAAAGTTCTGATTTTTGAAAAATTATGAACCATGCCGTTTATCAAAGGAGGAAAAGGAATAGTCGGACCGAATGCCGCCGTATGGGATCAAATACGAGCGTGGTTACATGGTATAGAAAAAAGGAGCGAGGAATACCGTGATAAGGATGAAGAAAAATACCAAAAAGCCCGTATATTTACCAGACAGCAATATCTCAAATCCTGCATTTATCACCCTAAACAACAAGGGAGAATAGATAGCATATTCCTTGACCTATTGGTATGTGGGTATATTGAACGTATTGGTCGGGGGGTTTACCGTTTGTTAGTCCCTCCACCATTAGGAATTCGCCTGTGTGAAGTGCGGGATATGTCGTATAATTTGAGGAAAAATTTGGCTGGTAACGAATAAATTTGTAACTTGCTTAAAATTAAATACAAATGATCAAATTTTCTTTAAATGAAAATTCTAAAAAATCCATAGAAAAGATAACAGGTATCAAATATGATGATATTGTTGCTATGGATTTAATGACTCTGGAAAAGAAAATTGAAAAAAGAATAGGAAAGAAACTTAAATTTAGTAATTACACAGGAATCAATATAGGCCGACCGTCAGTTTATATGTATCTGCAACGTTTAATAAAATTTTAAATTATGGCAAAAGAAAAAATCAAAATCAACGTGGTATTACAAGACCACCCTCAAAAGCACATTCCGGTATATATAGCAGAAGCCCCCGGAGGTGAAATTTTTGGACAAACATACGCTGAAACTACCGAAGTATTGGAGAAAGTAAGCGTACCCGAATTATATGAAATTAATCTTCATGATTATAGGAATGGAAATCCGAATGGACTAAAACGAAGTCCGAGCAATTATGAAGGATTTGAATTCATTTACCAGTAATATCCCACTTTTATAACCGACCGCCTCGCAAGGGGCGGTTTTAATGTTTTATAAGATGAGAAAGTTTATATTCTTGGTAGTTTTGTTCAGCTCCATTTTAAGCCCTGTAAGGAACGAACCCACCTATTTTAAGCCCGTACCATTACAGGCAAAAGAAGTGATAGATATGGACATTCTACATAAGCAGAAAGTACTTCTTTCCATCATGGAAGAAGAGTCAAGATTCCAACCTGATGCAATAAACAAATCAGAGAATGCAGTTGGTTTATTACAGATACGTCCTATAATGATAAAGGAAGTAAATCTCCTAATAGGAGAAGAACGTTTTACCAATGCTGACCACAAAGATTTATATAAATCGGTTGAAATTTTTGTCATATATCAAAACCATTTCAATCCGGAATGGGATTTGGAGAAAGCTGCACGTTTATGGAACGGAGGTAGAAACGGAATGAATAAGAGAGCCACTATTGAGTATGCTAAACGTGTGGAAGCTCGTTATGCAAGTATGTGAATACTATAATAAAACCCGCTTAAAAAGCGGGTAAACCACACAAGAAAGTGTGGCGATGCTTTTGGTGATGCAAATATATCAATATTATTTATAAATACCAAATGAACTCTTTATTTATAACATATACTTTGGAAGACGATAGTAATGATTGGCAAGAAGTAATGATCTGTTGAAAAAGTTTTCCTAATTGGGCTAAATTGTTCAAACATACTTGGATTATTCAAACTGCAAAATCTACCTGTCAAGTGAGAGATGAATTAAGTAAAATCATTAGCAAAGGAAAAATATTAGTTATTGATATTACTTATTCACAATGGGCTACTTGTGAAGTAGATCGAAAAGTAGTTGAGTGGATGAAAAAATATGCTTAACCATAAAAATTCCCCTCGGCAAAGTGAGTGGCGAACCGAGGGGAAACCAATTGTAGTAAAAAATGTTTTTGGATATACAAATGTATCAATGTTTTTTATATGTACAAAATTTTTAATGTTAAATATTAGCTCCTAACCGAAATTTTAAGAACCCGTTCACAAGCGTAAAAAGCATTTGAAGTGAGTTGTCGTTGCCACGCTTTGAAACGTGGAGACCAACGGAATCCGTTGTGTTTAAGGGTGGATATCATTTCGGGTGCAGGTTTTTCGTCAAATAGAATTTGGAGTCTGTCTTCTACATAGTTCTTGACAACCTTACCGCCGTCAAATTCTATCTCATCACTTTCTTTATTATTGAGTTCTTCTTTCTTTTGGATAGCCTGTTCGCATACTTCTTTGAGTTTCCATATTTTGTGTCGGGAAGTAAATAAAGGCTTTTTGAGACCTATTCTTTCGTCCTCCTGTATTTGTTTAATATAATCCAGGGCTTTCAATACGAGGTTTGCTTTTCCATTGTTAGCCAATCGTTCAATCTTACCGAATATGGAATTTGTAAAGGCCGTACGATAGGAGTAATTGTTTTTACCTGTATCAATCTCTACACAGGTTCCGATGTTGAAATCCATATCTCGCTTGAGAGAAACCCATTGTTCATTCTCTTTTTGTTCAGGGCTTTTAGCATTTTCAATATTACGTTCTATAGCTTTGGCCGCTCTTTTTCTCCATTCAAAGAATTCATTTACAGCAGCATCGTATGAATTATTGGCTTTTTCATTTCTTGCATTAGGGAAACGGGCTGGTCCGGTAATCATTACGCTCAATATTCGTGAATGCTTTTCGAACAGCGTACGAACCCATTCCCGGAATTTAGCAATGTACCGTTCATGTTCTTCTTTTGGAATGATTTTAAGATCGCTTTGCAGCAAATTTTCATAGTCGTTAATGTACATTCTTGCACGTTCTTCCGGATGGAAACTCGTGTTATCAAAAGAACGCACGGCCAAATCCCACATGTCCTCGAAGTTTTCTTCATATTTCCAGGACGTTACTTCCCATTTATTCATTTCAGCATCAACGTCAGGTATTATTATATCTCCAGCAAGATGAGCTCTCTGGCTGCCAAAGAAATTTCTACTTACTTCATGTTCTCTAAATTTGAAATCAAGAATAGGAGAACTCGGATTATTGGCTTGCTTTACGGTTGCTGCTCTGTGGCAATTCTTTTCGCTTAAAAGGACTTGTTCCATGATTTTTGTTGTTTTAACTTGACAATACAAATATAGTAAGTGTATTTGTAAGATGCAAATTTTTAACAAATGTTTAACACTTACTTCTTCCGTATGGACTTTCGTATATCTCTCCAGAGACTTCCCATCCGTTTATAGGCTTCTTGTTCCCACGGAAAATTACGGCTATAGGGTGTAGCGGTTCGTTCCTTTCCTTCCCATATAACGAATCCTTCGTCCGCAGGACGGAGGTCTAAACGCCCGTTCGCCATTTGCTCAATATGTATCAGTTCATGAGCCAGCATTTCTCCTATTTCCATGTCTGGTACGGCGGGATCAACGTATAATTCATAAATGTTTTCATCATAGGGGCAAGGTTGCACCAACGCCGCAATTTGACAATCCCATGTACTGAGCCGATTTATGAACTGTTTGATTTGTACCCGTACTTTTTCCGGAATGTTTAGGAATGTAAGTCCGGACGAAACTACCTGTTCATAATAGGGATTACTGGTATAGTTTTCAACACGTTTGTTTTCCATTTTTCATTCAGAAGATTAATTTCAACAATAAACTAATGATTGATACTCCTAATGCAATATAAGCCAAATTTCTTGTTTCTTTTAGCAACTTCTCTTCGTCTTTTGATGGTTCTTCATGCTTCCCATATTTAAGTTCTTTATAACGGATTTTATTCCGTTCAGTTCGTTCTCGTAAGAAGTCTTCAAAAATTTTGTAGGGTATATGCACTTTCAAATCTTTCGTTACAACCTCATCGCAAAAATAATAGATGCTTGATTCATTTTTACGTTTAAGCAAGATTCCTTTCCTTTTAAAATAAGGTGGTATGTTAAGGGCATAAGTAAGATTTGCATCCTGAAATCTTTTGGGGAGTCCCTTTATATCGAATTCCAACTTGCCATCTAACTTATCATTGAAAAATTCATTGTACCCATCATACATTTCCTTTGCTTTCCGGTAATGACGATTCATCGGTTTCATATTAGGGGGGGTTAAGGTTCTCGGTTTCATTGTGTTATTGTATTTTAATCCAGTTTAAGTAATAGTCTTCTTCTATTTCCTTTAAGGTTTATGATTTATATAAAATTCGCAATCGTTTTTATCCTTATCGTAAAAATCAGCTACAGAAATCCATCCACGAAAAGAAGAAAGCCTGTAATATAATGACCTTTTACATGTGTCTCGCAACGGACATTCTTCCGTTACGCAATGAGTGAAATCATGATTCATCCTATTGTTACTTTTATGATTTCTCCTGGATTCTTTTCATACAGGGTTTTAAGTTTAACAGGTGCATATTTCTCTATCACTTCTTTCCCTCGTTCTTCATCGTATTGAAACGCCCACATCGTGCCGTACCAACTCACCATAATTTCACGGGCTTCTCCATAACTTTCGGCTTCTACTTCAACATGGCTGTAAGCCAAAGAAGTTCCTGTCTCTGCAAGGCGCATTCCCATTCCAAAGGTAAAATACCACTTTTTCATAACTTTATTTTATATTTTCAAGTTTGTTTTTCAAATACTTTATTACCTGTACACAGGCAAAATCATTAATCCATTTAGGATCATCCATAAATGCCATAACAGCTTCTTCCGACCTATTTAAGTCATACAATAATCCTTCAATAGGTTGTTCTACCAATTCTTCCAAGGGGATGGTACGGAACCCATCGAATGTCAAAATAACCACTTTCCCCTCTTTTCGAGCATTAAGTACTATTTCTTTTATATCTTTTTCCATTTTTATTATTCTTTATCTTCATCATTAGGAAATATTCCTAAAAACATACAAGCCACATACACACCTATCCCAATAAAGAAAATTAATATACCTTCAAAAATACCCATCTCAGTAGAAAATATTTAATGAAATCCAGAACAAAAACATAATAAACAGCAACATGAATCCTCGTGCAACCTCATCTATTTTCTGTTTAGGAGTCAATGATTTCCATTCATTAATGATGATTTTTATTACCTCTTTCATAACGTTTCTTATTTTTCACAAGGTATAACTATTTCGGTATCTTTAGGAGAATACCTGTGTTTAAGTTCCATTAACTCTTTTTCATTAACAGGTACGGTTTCATCCAAAATCAAATCCAAAGAAGCAAACTGAACCCGTTGCCGCATCGTATATTGGGGTTCTAATTCCAACCGGACTTGCCCCGCATTATTACGATATTCCGGGTAAATCTTTATGAAAATTACTCCAGAAGGAGTAATTTGTTTTCTAAATATCACTTTCATTGCTAATCTCTTTTAAGGTGTTCCAAAATTTCAAGTGCAGTACGCAAACGCATAGCGTCCATTTCCATTTGCTTAATTTCCAACGGAGCCCACCATTCTTCCCCATGCGACAAATCAATCATAAGGTCTTCTAATCTGGTTTGCAACCGTTCGATAATTTCTTGGTCTTTCATTTTTGCTTTGGTTTAATGTGTTATTACTGTTTCAAACTGACATTACAAATGTAGTAAGTGTATTTGTAATTAGCAAGCAATTTCTTTATTTTAACATATATTTAACATATTTATTTATACCGCTTACTCCGGAAAACCAACAAAGCCCGTACAAAGTAATAGCCGCCTGTCATCACCAATACAAAACGCCCTCACTCTATAGCGGGGTATTGCGGTAATGCAGGTAAATTTATTCCTATCAAAATCATAAAGCAACCCAACAAAAACAGGGCTAAATATTTGGTCATGGTCGACGATTAGATTTTTCCTAAATATACAAAATATTTATATTTTTAACAATAACTACTTCTACAATTAGGTTAAATTCAATTAATATGACAAATTAATAAATTAACTACAAAATTCATTCATCAGTTAGTTATTTTATGAATTTTATTTGATAAACTGCCTACCAAAATAAAAACCGTGCTTCACAAAAAGCAAAGCACGGCAATCACATTAAAAACCCTATACAAATCAAAAATCAAACTTATTCCATGTAAATAACGTCTCCCAATACTTCTTCACGGTATTCTATAACCGTGCTAACTGCCAGCGTATTCCAGTCATCATCGCATACATTAGCGATTTTACCAATAAGGTGGTCAGGCAACTTTTCTTTTATGGAATTAGGAGGCAAATACACCATATAAGAAAACGTCTTCCCTGCTTTCGGGGTGAATACCGTTTCTTTAACGTTGTTAGTTACCAGCTTTCCCATCGCACCTTTGCCCTCTATCATTATTATATCGGGGTAAATGGTATCAATCTTTTCCATGTCTTTCTATTTTAGGTAGATTATCGCTTCATCCCCAACCCAATCCACCGCAATCATTTTCTTTCGGCCTAACAGTTCCCCGTCAAAGGTTTCAATCTCCATTGTGTCTCCAATAGCATAACTCCATTTTTCGGTAGTTATAATTTTCATTTCATATTCTACAACTCCTTGGCTGGTTTCTATTACTTCGTGTTCATCGTTATAATAAACATCTCCTACAAAGGAATAATCTTCTTCCAGGCCGTAACCGTTAATCGTGCAGTTCCTTATCATTACTTTTCCAAGTTATCTTAATAAATTCTCCATTTACTTCCACCGTATATCCTAATTTTTCCAAAATAGAACGCATTTCTTCTTTGTAATTAGGAAACAGTGATATTTTCATTCAACACTTCCATGGTTTCGGGAAGTTTATCTCCAAATATCTCCTTTACTTCTTTGGTGGGTACAAGTACCCGATAAGGTGTCTTTTCCATAATGTTTTCAAATTCTAATCCCGGTCAACATAAGCTAACCAAATGATTTCACACAGTATATTCCAAAATTCACGGGTTATCTCCATGCGTTCACCCGCTCCTCCGTAAAGATAACCATTTTTGCGCCAACTGGAAAGGATTTCTCGTTCTTCTTGGTTAATTTTTGCAATATCCAATTTCTGCTCGTTCACCATCAAATACTGTACATAGGGCATCAGTCTGAGTTCATGTATAGTAATTTCACGGCTTAACAAACGTTTTGCGGCATCCTGAACTCTTTGAGTTAGCTGTCCGCGGCCTTGTGTTTCTTTTTTCATTGTTAAAAGTATTAATTTTCAAATCTTTGTTTGGAACATTCTCTCCGTACACATACACTCATATAATTTCCAAGATAATCATTGTAATCCTCATACTTGTAATTAGTGCGAAAACGTTCGTTGAGTTCTTTGGTGATACGTTGCTTTACCTCATCTGAAAAATCCCGTTTCACCAATATAAATTTCACTTGCGTGATCCCTTCTATTGCATTGTCGTATTCATAGGAATCAGTCATACTGTTAAAATGACCGTATTGGAACTTTTTAACTGCTTCCCTTACCTCTTCATAAAGATAAGGCGAATCAGTAAAATCAATATATACGGAATCCCCTCCAGCAAAATTTTCACTTCTTACATTAAACTTTGCCTTTGGAAAGTTTTCTTTCAGGAACTGACGGATTTCCTTTGCGCATATGGAGGCTGAGGTTAAATTTCTTTTCATTGCTTTGTGTTTTAAATTTGACTGACTTAATTTGACAATACAAATATCGTAACTGTATTTGTAAGATGCAAGACTTTTGTTGATTTTAACATATTTTTAACGTTTACGGTATATTTACCTATTATCAATAAAGCAATAAATTAACATTAGCTGATGTTCTTAATTTTGGTATTCAAGCGGGGATATTTCTTCCAAGTGATAATTTTGTAAAATATACTTTTTGATAATAAATTAACATAAAGTGTATTTATAAACCGTATTTTTAGAAGAAAAATGGCTGTTTTACCAATAAAATTTCATTCATTGATATATGAATTTTTCAAAACTGATCCACAGATATCTAAAATGCCATTTATACCCCCTCAAGTATCAATCATTTTTCCAAAATTAACATAAATCCCATAAAAACAAAATTCCCTTATATAGTATATATACTATATAAGGGAAAACTCAACGCTACAAATAACACTAAAACCACTTAAACCTCATTAATGTTAACGAGGCTATTTTTAAGCCCGTACACGAACTTTTATACCCCAGCAATACAAACACATTACCTCCTCCTAAAACGTTCCAATTAGAGGCCTTTCTTTAATCGTCGGATAGCCTCCATTACTGCTGTACGTTTTACCTCTGCTTCCTGTACCTTTTCTACCTCTTCATATTCGGTTTCCTCGGCCAAAGTATGAACACTTTGTAGGAAACTGTTTGCCTTATCCTCCATTTCAGTCCAATTATATTGCTTTATAAGGAGAGAGGGCAACTGAATAGATTTGGGGTCTACTGCATTGGCCGTAAATCCATTTACGTCCTTATACCACGATGAGGTCAGCTGAGCCATCAATGTAGAAGGACTTATTCCAACTTTGGCAGCTGTCAACCCTATGACCAGCGCATTAATTGAAATACTTGACATCAGGCGCATAACGTTCGCTTTGCCCTGCATACTTGCATTCAGGTCTATTTGGCCGTTCACGGTCAATTCCACCTGATTTCCTTTCACCTCTTTCCGTGCCTGTTCCAATATAGCACGTATTTCGGCACTGACTTTCAATGCGTTATTCTTCTTATTGAATTCACGGTTCCAATAGTCCAGTAACTTATTCAACACCTCAATACGGCCGGACTCTGTAGCCACACGGAAAGCCCGTGCATCAGCCATATATTGTTTCCTCTTTTGTTCAATTATACCGTTATACAGCGAAATAACTCGTTTACAGTCGTCATAGGTGAGGTGATATCCCTTCTTTTCACGAACCTGCTCGATGATTTCATCTATTGCGTAAAACTTGCCAGCCAAATCAATAATCAACGAAGTGGAGCGGGAAGCTCCAATATTCACGTTTTTGATAGCCAGCTTATCGGCCAGAGATACCTCAAAATCACGTAATATTAACATTTGACGATTATAACGATTTTTCACATTTTTCATAGTAACTTTTTCATCTTCTGTTAACACGCAAAAATCATTCACCGTATCCTCCACCTTTCGTCCGAACCTGTCAATCACCAGAGTACTGTTAAAATCACCCCTTGCATGATAATTCCCGTACCTCAACGGATGGGTTTCTATCATTCCTTTTGCCTTGTACAGCTTATAATATTGCTCCTTTATTCGATTATCCTTTATCTGGGCTATGTGTTCGGGCAATATGATATCTCCTTTGTCTTCTTGGGTAACTATTACGTCTTTCATTCGGAACAACCCTCCTTCCTTTGGTACGGGTATTCCTTCCAATAATTCATCCTCCTCTTTCTTGCGTTCCTTATTGGTGACTACTTTTTTTGTTTGGGGGGTGCTTGTTCCATATAACACGTCCTCCACCTTTTTAGGTGCTTTATCCTCCTCTTTCTTCTTGCGAGGGTTTACTCTCTTTATATTGCCCGATTTCAGGTTTCCTCCGCTTATGGGCTTTTCTTTCTTTACCATAACTTTTTCATAAAATAATTACCCAAATATACGGTAAATTATTCACGAATCTTTATTTCTAATATGAATTTTCTCTTTCCTTTATTATGCGTATATTGGGTCTGATACATTTCTAAAGAATTCAAATTAAGAATAAATCCATTCAAATACGCAACAAACAAAGGTTCGGTTTCTTCCGTAAAATGCCAATTAAATCTAACTGTCTTACCAGGAGTCAAATTCATTAAACTGGAAAGAACAATTTTCATTTCCTCATAAAATTTATTCTGAACCCTCTTTACAGTCTCATTATTTCTTTGACATTCTTCTTTAAATATTTTAAACTGTCCTTTATCAAACAAACTTTCGAATGTGGGGCATATT